TCGCGCGGTGCAAGCGGGGGTGCCGGGTACGTGGGGTCTGTAGGGCCAGGGATGGCCCGTAGCACGCGCTACAGCGTGCATCAAGGCACGGTTGGCACCGTGCTATCACCCGCTGCATCGGCCTCGCCGCTGCGTGTAGCAGCGTGCGCTGTGTCCTTAGCACTGATCGGTGCTGATTCTACTGATTGTTGTTCCCCCATTGCAGGTGGGTCAGTGCTTTGCCTGACAACTGGTTGATTCAATTGAGATTGTTGTTCTTTCTGTGCTGACTGCCTTACCTCGGCAGTCACCTCCACCTCATCAGCATCAATTGTAAGTCCTTGTCTTCTATCAGTTAATGTTGCAAGTGGTTGAGGTGGGTTCTCGAAGAACGCTCTCAACTTTGCGAGCAGTGTCGCCTGGAGTTCGTGCGCTGGCACTGTGATGTTGGTTGTCTCTGTTCTCGTCACGAACATTCCAACCTCCGCAACCTTACCCAGTAGCTCTAGCGCACGCACTCGCGTGCTATCGGTGAATGCTTCACGCGACTCGATTAACAGACGGTCGATGACATACTCACGAATGGCAGAAGCGTTCAGTCTCTGCTTATTGGTGAGAGTGAGCGCCTGCTTATCCATCGCAGCGACGATAACAGGATGATTGCTCAGGTGATAGGCTGAGGTGTGCAAAGTGCGAGTTGCGCTCTTGTCGTTGGGGTAGGCTGTCTTATACGCATGGATAAGGGTATCACCTGCAAGCATCTGATTCAGAAAGGTTGTTTGGTTTGGTGTAAGTTGATGTGAGTATCCCTTTGTGTATCGTTCAGCTTCACTGGATGAGACTTTGATTGCTTTACGCAGTGATGACTCAAGTTTCTTGAGGTCAGACGCACTTGGTGCGGTAGTTCTATCCAGGATGTGAGCACCTGGGTGTTGCCCAGTTTGTGCTTTGGTTTGAGTGCCGCGCAGGTAGTCTGATGAGAGTTCGCGCGCTGCTTCGCGTTGTTCTGAGCCAATGGATTCGTATGGAGATGGCATGGTGTTGGTCCTGGGATACGTAGGTATCGCAGGATACCTGAGGCATGGAGCGCTGGCGTAGCCAAGCGTAATGTTAGCCGAAGGACTAACCCACCCGAAGTGGGGGCTGATTTTGACGTTAGCTGGTTGCAAACATATCTCAACCCGCTTCAGACCTTTCATCTGCCAGGCAGCCTAGCTTAGGTGCTAGGCTGCTCGTAGGGAACAACCTCCCCCACGCCTTCCAACGGAAAGATTATCGCGGTGCATCATTCTACTTTGAATAGATGCTGTCTCAGACTATCCGGCTCCTGAATCTAGCCTTGCTGCACGCTCTGAGACTAAACCGCCCACGTATTTGCCCCGTAGCAGTCGTTCCTTGGGCACATATCACGCACGTCAGTCAGTGGGGTTCACCTCTTTGATGGCCCGTGCGGATCACACAGGGTGTCTTCCCTGCACGCATCAGAACTATCCGCTCATATTCCCGGTCAAGGGGAGCATCTGATGCGTTCGCCTTCCATTTTCACTGCGGAATTGCTCGTCTGAGACTGGAACCCGCACTCATACACACGTTTCCGGGGGGTATTTATCCGCCAGCACAGCAATCTCCCCGCAGCTACTTCCGGGGCAGTTGCCGAACTTTAACTGAGGCAAGCCGCTGTTGTCAACCACTGAGGAACCCGGCCTGGATAAACGGTATCGGGTCAACATCCTTCGGCATCCACCATTGCTTCTGCGCCGGATTCCACCGTGCGCCCATGGCTTTCGCCTCATCCTTGCGCTCATAGGGCACCGCGAGCCACACAATCGCATCACTCCCATGCGCAGGCATCCCGCACATGAGGTGCGATAGCTTTGATTTCCCAGGCGCAGCCAGGGGAATAAAAACCCGCTGCCCTTTCCATTTCGCTTTTCCCTCCACCGAAAAACCCGATTTCCTGTATGCGCCCATAGCGGATTCTCCTATGAAAATCAGCGCAACCGCAAAACGCGGCTGAACTTCCGTTTTTCGGCACCCTACCCGACCTGCGAACCGTTCGCAACACCCTGAATGTGATGGACTAATAAAAAATGTTAGAAACTAGTTGACAATCACATTTTCTCCCATTTATACTGCGAATCGTTGTAGAAACAAAACGGCACCGGGAGACAGCAGGGCGGCAGGCATCAAAGGTCGCCAGAACCTCAACCCCGGCAAGCGTGGAAGGGCAGATAGTAGTGCCAGGATGGAAGTCCGATTGCAAGTGTACGGCGAGTGCAGCGCCCGTAAGAGGCGAGCATGAGCAGGGTGCCTGAGGCGGCATGCGTACTGACAAGCGGCTGAGAATCAGACATCTGGCATGAACGCTGTTCCGGGCAGTGCGGTTTGACTGTCTCATCCATCTACCGGGGATGTATGGCCCTGGATAGCGGAACACAGAAAGCAAGCGCCTGGGATAGCCCCACGTTGAGAAACGGTTGGGTCTGGTGTACACCCCCAAGTCTCTCTCGCCTTGCAGCCTGACCCAACGCACAGCAAATCCCGCCATTCGAGGGTATGCGAGAGTACGTCCTCTGCACTCGGCCTCACCTGGGACATCCCCTGCTGTGCTCCACACGATTCCCGCTTCCTGGCTACCCCTGTTAAAGGTTCCCTGCGGCCCAGGCGGAAGGCGTGCGGTAGTCCGATGAATCAATCGGCTCTGCCCCAATGCGCGAGACCTCAATTTCAGTTGAGGCCGCTACAGGGGCATTCCAGACGCTATTACAGGCTCACCAAGGCATGAACGATGCTCAGGGTAGGGTCCAAGGGTAGCTGCGCAGGATGTGGGTGATTGGCAACCGCCCAGGCCAAGGACAAGAGTCCCTTGTTACTCAGCCGGTAATTACATCATGCGTAGGTCGGCGCAAGGCAATGCGCCTTGAGTGCCTTGTTCGTACAGGGCATTCAAGGGGCATTTCGCCCATAACCAGTAGTCAACTTAGGAGCTACCCATCATGACCAAGAAAGTCGCAACTCCCGCTGTCCCCGCTACCCCGGCTGCTGCCATACCGGGCCTCTCTACCGTCAGCCTCCCCTTCGACCGGGAAACCAAGAACACCTTCCGCTTCAGCGAGGTGTTGGCCGAGGGCGTGAAGTCCGTCCTCCCCGTAGGCACGATCTACGTCAACAAGAGCGCCTTCGGTGGCGAAGGGGTCGCCGCTCCCGCCTCGTTGACTGTCACGCTTGCGTGGTAAGAGCCTAGTCGATGACCCCTGCGCTATTACAGGCAGGGGATTCGACTGTGCTTTTCGGCACGGTGCAACATCGCCACAAGGTAACAGAAAGTCCCGTAGGGACTGTATGGAGCCGAAGGCGACCACCAGGAGCTACCATGCATATCAAATCCAACGGCCAGCGCACAAGTGCGCTCCAACCCCGCAGGTTCTTCATCTCCCATCGGCATGAGGATTTCCCCATCGCCTACCTCGGCGGTACGGGCAGGTTTTTCTACCGCCCCGCCATCCCCAACCCCCCGGTGGAAGTGACATACCGCAAGCGGGAAGTGGATATTTTCGGGCAATTTCAGGCGTCAGCACTGATCCCCCGCAGTGGGGACATCACCGTGTCCCGCCAGCATTTCGCTACGGTGGCAGCATGAGCTTCGCCCCGGAGGTCATTGCCGATTCAAGCGGCAAATTCTGCGGCAACAGCCTGCGCTTCGCCACCCGCGAGGAAGTAGAGCAGAACGTGCGTGACCTGGAGTTCCGCTGGATGGCGGTGCGCGAGACCCGCGTTGTTGAGTCATCCGACCCGGTGAACTACACCTACCTGCCCGGCACGGATGGCAGGCGCACCCTGGAGGCGGCGGCATGAGCAATATCAGGCAACGCACTGATCCACCAGCAGTGGGGATCACACCTGAGCAAATAGCCCAAGGGGAGCGGCAATGCCGGGAATACGAAACAGCCCAGTTTGCAGCCCAGTTTGATTGGCTGGAATTCATCCTCGTCGTCTTTTTCTTCTGGGGGTTCGCCCTACAGGCATTGATCGCATCGATCTTCATTTGCGATTGCGATCGGCAGGATACCGATAGGAGGGATATATGAAATTCCGCAACGTTACCCGCGAACAACTCGAACAAGCCCTCTATACCACCTCCATCATCCACTACCCGGACCCAAGCCCAGAGAACTATGGCGGCGGCGGTAATTTGATCTGGAAGCGTGCGCCAACCCGCAAAGGCAATGCGTTTATCGCCACTTTGCGCGTCAAGGACAGCCACAAGGCAGGTGCGCGTCTGTCGGCGCAAGGCAAGCATACCGTCGCCGCTTCCTGGCATGCCCACCGGGATTTCTTCCGTACCCTCCTGACCGTCGCCCCGGAGTGCATCATTGACACTGGCTTGTACGGGGCACAACGCTATGCGGGGCTGGAAGATTTCGAGCAGAAACACCCGGCGACGTATTTCATCAATATCGGCAGCGAGGCATGCCATGTTCGCATCGGCGAACTGTCCGTACTGTAACAGGACGAAACCACCCACAGCAGGAAGGCTGTCGCATAGGGTGGTCAGCGGGTATCCGCCCGCTCTGACGAGTCCAACCCAGGAGCTACCGCGCCATGAGTGAAAAATCCGCTAATCCCCGCCCGTTGTCGAAGGCGCAGATCGAGGCAACGATGCATCGTTTGAAGTATCGCTACGATGAACGAATCCGCAATAAAGATGAAAGATGATGCGGAAACGAAAGCCCTGTGCGCCTTGCGCAAGAAAGAGCTTGAGAAAATTCTCACTTCATGCACCCCGGACCAGCGCAGTGCAATCATCCGGGCAGTGGGCGCTGATGATATTCCTGGCATCCCGAAAGCCAGAGGGCACGCTGCCGGGGCACATGATTTGTTTCATCAGGCATTAGACGACCTGGAATACACCCTCGTCATGGCCGATAACCACACCTTCCAGCACGCCATTGACGCCTTCGAGCAGAAGGTCAGCAAGCTGTTGAAATAGGACGAAATGCCATCCGGGGCATCTGCTGGTCTTGCCAGCACCGATGAGTCCGTCATTCACCGGAACTTTAATCAGGAGCTACCGTGGATAACTCAGGTATTCAGCCTTGGAGCCAAGGCCCGTTGTACCCCGCAGTCATCGCCCGCATCGATACCGTCGGCGCGGATGGGAATACCGTGCGCAGCGAGTGGGAATTGACCTATGGGCAGCACGTCATTACCTACCGCAGCCGCGAGATGGCCGAAGGCATTGCCCGTCACTTCAAGCAGCTACATGAATATCACCGTCAGCAGATAGCAGCGTGAGCAGAAAACCACTTGCTGGAAAAAAAGCATTCTACGCTATGGGACAAAGCGATAAAAGTAGAGCCGTAAAAAGGCGCTTTACCCCGCCGCCCGACCCCAATCGCACCCCGCCTTCGGAATGGCCGGTTTGGGCTAAGACCGCGTATGTTCGCGGCTGGCACGGACTGGGACTGAAATGAAAGAACAAACCGTCAATATCGACTGGACCGCTGCAAGGTTGAAGCGGTTCAACGCAGCCTATGCCGCTGCCTGCGTGGCCGGAGTCGATACCTTTCGCTTCGAGGGCAACGAGTTCGTGGTGAGCTATGCCAAGTACCTGATCGAGTACTTACAGGGGAGGTTCAATGGAAAACGGTAAAGGGATCAGCCGGGAGCAGGTGACAGAGGTGCATGCACGCTTGGTGGAGATGGCGCAAGGCATCGTGGAACTGCGCGAATGCGAGTCCATCCTGCTCGCATTGGAACCCATGGAAAAGAAGGATGGCAGCTTCGGCCTTGCCCCGGTGCAGTACGGCCTCTATCCGCTCTCCGATGTCAGCAAGATCGCGCTCCCCTTCTTCATGCAAGCCATGGCGAAGCGCTACGGCCTCGCCGTGTATCTGTGCGAGGCGTGGCAGGTAATCCGCTCGGAGAAGGAAGTGCAGACACAGGAATACAAGCCCCCATCGCAATGCGAGGACCGGGTGGAGGTGGTGGTGATGTTTTTTGTAGCTGACGGCTGGCGTGCCCAGGTGTCCCATCCCGTCACCACCGTCAACGGCAAGCGCACCCTACCGGATGCGGCAATCGTCTATGAGGACAAGGACACCCGCTTCATGGGCGCGATGGTGGGCAGTACCCCGGAGAGAACGGTGCAGTAAAACGAAGCCGATTGCCCATGGGAAAGGACATGGGCAGCGGGCTGCGCTTTAGCGCATGACCGGTCGATGGCGGAATCCATCGCTTTGCAGGAGGCAGCATGAAGGCATTTCATAGTTTCACCCTGGAAACCCGCACCTTCGGGTTGAACGCACGGCCCAGTACGCACGGCAACCTCTACGACAAGGTTGTAGCTGTCGGGACTTTTTTTCTTGATCCTCTGCCTGCCGTGGGCATGGACAACGCCCGCTTCACCATCAAATCCCCGTTGGGCGAAAGAAAGCGCGTGCAGTCCCTCGATGCGGCGCACAAGGCGATTGAGGCTTGGGCCATCGATGCGGCGGCAGGCTTGCCCTCGTTGCATGGCACCGACTCGGCGCTGGTGGCGTGGAGGATTAAAAATTACTGCGGTGGGCACAATGCCGTGGCTTGAGGTGCTCAACTGGATATTCTGCGGGCTCAACCTCGCTATCTATTTCGCCTTCGGCCACCTGGATAGCTTGATCGTTGGATGCCTCAACGGTTTCACCGCAATGAACATAAGGACTCCACCGCAATGAGCAAGAAACCTGTTCTCATGCTGATGCTGAACGATGGCGCGATCAAGAGCGTCATCACCGATACCCAGGACTGCGCCGAGTTCATCATGGTCAATATCTGCACCCAGGGTTCGCCGCAGACGAACTTACAGCCCCTTGCCATCACGTTCTCCGATGGCACGAAGCAGGAGGTGCTGGCAAATCTGACACGCCTGCATGTCAGGACCGCGCCTCCAGGAGATACGGTCATGGCGCAGTTCCACGCAGTCTGCCCGCCGGGAGAGTACGACATCGAGCGCACCGAACACGTAGAAGTCAGCGTGGACAAGGAGGGGACCATCTCGCCCAAGGACCATGACAGAGTGGCGCTGCGCACACGCAATGTCATTGCCGATTTTCAACGCACCCTGCAAAAGGACTACGGGCTGGACTTGAACCCCGAAGACTTCCTGAAGTACCACCCGGAGGATTGAAGCGAATGAACCGCGAGGAAAAGATCATCGTTGCAGCCATTTCCGCCCTCTCCCGCATCGACCCGAAAGTGCTGGCCCTGGGCATTGTGCGCGCCGCGCATGCCGGACTGGCGGATAAGGGCAAGCCCATGCCTGCAACGCGCAAGCGCGTTCCAGAACAGTACCGCCAAGTCCAGGCGGCGCTCGCCGCGCTCGGCATGATGCAAGACCTCATGGAGCACCTGGAGAAGTTCAATGCCGACCAGCGTGCCAGGAAGGAAAGCGAGAAAGAAGTGAAGGATTCGTCTTTCTCCGCAGAGGATCAGGCGCGGGCGGCTGAAATCCTGGCCGCGTTCATGGAACGTTCCGGGGTGCATATCAAGGGCGAATCGTAATGTTCACCCTGAATCAGATACTCAAGGCACATCCGGAATGGGGCGACTTGGATGTGGTTGTTTATCGCAGTGACGGTTCCTATGACTATGTAGGAGCGTCCGGCGCTGTATATGAAGCGCCGGACGAGAACGAAGAAAACAGGCGTGTCCTTGTTTTTGCTGGCAACTAGACCGAAACCACCCTCCGTGGTGGTCAGCGAGTATTCGCTCGCTCTGATGATGGTCAGCAACTCAGAATAGGAGAACCGATGGAGGAAACACAGATCAACCGCGAGGAATGGCTCGGGTGCGTGATGGATGAACTGCGCCCGGTGTTCAAGAAAGTGTGTTTCCCGCTGCCGAAGAACATCCGCGTTACCTGCGGCTTTCCCTCCACCCATGCCCGCACTGCGCTGAAACGCGCCATCGGAGAGTCGTGGTCTAGCAACGCTTCCGGGGATGGCACGTATGAAGTGCTGGTGTCGCCGGTGGAGGGCGAATCGGTCGCTGCTGCCGCCATCCTGGCGCATGAATTGTCCCATGTTGCAGCAGGCCACAAGTACGGACACCGGGGACCGTTCGTGACGTGTATTCGTGCAGTGGGCCTCGTTGATAAACCTACCGCAACCCATGCTGGTCCAATGTTTAAACAGTTCATGGATGGCGTTGTATCGTTATACGGGTCGTACCCGCATGCTTCGTTGAACGTGGTTCCACTGCGCAAGGTGCAGGGGACAAGGTTGTTGCGCTGCCGCTGCCCCGACTGCGGCTATACCGTGCGGGTGACGATGAAGTGGCTCGATATTGCCGGTCCTCCGCTGTGCCCGAATTTCTCCGGGCACAACGGCAGGGTAGCTCCGGTCAGGATGACGGTATGAACATCATCAAAATCCTGCTCCTGATCGATCTGGTGCTGCTGTATGCCGTGCTGTATCGCATGCGGTGGCTTGCGATATGGAAACCGTGTTTCGATAGCTTGAAAACCTACATGAGAGACAGGCAACGGTGAAAGCGACGCTTCAACAACTCATTAACGACTACAACCAGGGGACTACTGCAATGGCAATCAGTACGATCACGGATCGCGCCGCATTCTACGCTTCCCGCACCGGGGAGCATCTCACGCGACTGCTGTCCATCGTTAGCAAGACTAGCCTCGCCGAATTGAAACAACGCAAGCTCGGCAAGGATGAAATCATCGATGCGCTGGATGGCTTTGGCGCGGACACCTTGCTCATGGCCGATAAGATTCTGGCCTCGGGCGGCGGGGGGCAGGAAGGACAAGGGGGACAGCCGGTAGAGGATAACGTGGTGGCGGGCGTGGTGAAGGAAATCGGCGGCATCATCACGAAAACGGTGAACGCCCGTGTGGAGCCGGTGGAACTCGCGCTTATCTCGCTCAAGAACGAGAACATGAAGGTCGTCAAGACCACCAGCGATATCGCCACCGTGCTGAAAGACAACATCGATGCCCTGGCGAAGGACATCAAGGATTTGTCCGATGCCTCGGTGGGGCGGGCGGAGTTGCCCGGCTTGATCGGCAAGCACGGCATTTCCGCTGCGGTGTTGAACGCTGCGGTGACGGAGGCGGTGAGTGCAAGGCTGACCCTCTACACGGCAGACACGGAACCTCTGACTGAGGATGAAATCAAGGCGGGGCAGATTCCCAAGGTTGCAAAGACAAAGGGTGAGGCGAAGCTCGCCATCCTCGCCAACCGCCCCCGCGTGGTGAAGGTGGTGGATGCGCAGTCCTTGTTCGGCATCGACTTGAAGGATGCCGGGGGCGCACCGCTCCAGGTGGAATTGTGGAATGACCCGGACCATGAGCGCGTGAACCCGGATTACGTGTTCGACCCGGAGAACCTGCGCGTCGCCTTGCTGGCGCTGTCGAAAAAGCCTTGCCGTAACGTGTTTTGCTTCGGTGAAACCGGCACCGGCAAGACCGCTTTTGCGCGGCAGTTGTCGGCCTTGCTGAAGCGCAGGCTTTTCAGGATCAACTTCGAGAACGGGGCGGATTCCTACAACTTCATCGGCGGGGAGCGGGCAAAGGATGCAAGCACCGTCTATCAGTACGGTACGTTCTCCCTCGGCCTCATGCATCCGGGAGCGCTGATCCTGCTGGACGAACTGTGCTTTGGGAAGCCTGGGCATCTTGCAGCCCTTCACTCCACCCTGGAAGAAGAAGGCAAGCTCACCATCACCGAGACCGGAGAGCGGATTGAGCGTGAGGAAGGCGTATGCATCTTCGCTGCCGACAACACCAATGGCACCGGAGACCGCAGCGGGCGCTATGACGGCCTGTACACGATGAACTCGGCCTTGCGGCGCAGGTTCTCGTTCTGGATTCGCTTCGAGTACATGAGCCCGGAAGCGGAGACTGACCTTGTGGCAAGGCACGCCAAGGTCAGGAAGAACGCGGCCAAGGCGGCAGTGGCGCTGATGAATGCGCTGCGGACTGCGGCAAGGGCCGGAAACCTGTCGGATTCTCCCTCGCTCCCACACGCCATTGCATTCTGCGAACTGGCGGCAGCAGGGAAATCGCCCAGGAAGGCGTATGAAGAAACCATCGTCCTTGCCACGTCTCCGGAGTACGCGGAGAAGTTGCAGGAAATCTACGTCGCTTCGTTCAACGAATCGTCCTTTGCCAAGGCGATTGCCGCATGAGTGCAGGGGTAAAAGAGGGATTGCGCGGGACCGTGCATTGCGACAGTTGCGGGTGGGATTCGGAACCGGGGGAGGTGTTGAACGCCTGGTTCGACCGGCCCTGCCCGCACTGCGCAGCGCTCCTGATTAACAAAAGCGACAAGGCGCTGATCGAGGGGCTCGATGCGGCCATCCGGATTGGGCTGGCCAAAAATTGCAAGCCGGGAGCCGAGGGAAGTATTCACATCGATACAAGGAAAAACCATGAGTGATGTGCTCGGCGTGGAGCGCTGGCGCATGGTGAAAGATGTGCGCAAGTTGGACCGGATTGCCCGGCTAGTAGAGAAAATCGAGGCCGAACCCCAGACAGTCATTGAACCTGCTGTCTCCGTGCAACTAGGACGACAGCAGGTAGCCGATGAACTGCGTGCCATTTTGGAAAAGGACTGAGCATGGCAAATAAACCAACCACCCCCCTGGGAGCAGTCAGGGGGTTCGAGATCATGAATAGCCTGGGCGATACCATGAGGACGGTGCTGGAGACAAATAAGCCCTTCACCGAGGACTTCGCCGCAGGTGGGCTGTCGGTAGCATTCAACGGCAATGAAGCGTTCTCGTCCTGGGCGAGGAATGCAGCAGGCGGGATTTCCGGCATCCTCAATGCCCCGTCCCTGGCACCGGATGCCCACCTCTCGCGCCATCAAGCGGACCTGTACGTGGGCTATGGACTGCATGAGATGGGCCACATGTGCTATTCCGACCACGGCCCGTTCCAGAAGATGAACGAGCGGCAGGGGACGATGGGCGTGGCATTGCTCAAAGCCCTGGAAGACCCGAGGGTGGAGCAGGCGGTGATGCAATCGAAGATGGCGGGCAATTCCCGCGCCCTGTTCGAGAACTTGGCCTGCGCCATGTATTCCAACGCCATCACCCAGGGCTATGACGCAAATAGCATCAATTGGCTGCCTCTAACCCTGTCCTTGCTCGGGCGGGATCGCAGGGGCCAGCATTTCCCGGAGTCAAAGGACATCCGTGCGGCCATGAACCCGGAGAACCTGTCCCTGGTCGATGAAGCCCTTGCCATGATGGACAAAGCCCCGCTTACCTCTGATGGCACCCAGGACGCCAGAGCGGCAGCGCAGTACATCATCGACAAGCTGAACCTGCCGCCACAGCCGAACCCGCCACCGCAAGGCAAGGGAAAGGGACAGTCGCAAAAAGGGCCAGGAAAACCCCAGGAAGGCCAAAAAGACGGCACCCAGGGCGATAACGATGATGGGGAGTGCCAAGGGGAAGGGGACGCAGAAGAAGGCCAGGGAAGCTCTCCTGGGCAGGGTAATGAGGAAGGTGAAGGTCAGGATGCTGGGGATGGGAAGGGAGAAAAAGGCAAGCCCGGTGACTATGCCGATGGGGGCGGGGGCAAGGGATATTCCAGGCATGGCTCTGGTGCTAAATGGACCAAGGTGGACTTGAGCAAAGCCACGCCTAAGCAGGTGGGGCCGGAGCAGGCCATCGATCAGGCTGCAAAGCATGCCAATGCGCAGGCGATACGCTCGGGGAGTCACTTCGACCCGTATGAATTTCCATCGGCCATTGGCAACGAGTATGACTTCCGCCATGGGAAATCTTATTCTTCCTACTTGCATCATGGTGCGAGCCAGGAGAAATATGAGCAATTGAAGCGCCGCCTGCCCTCCGACCTGGGTTCCATGCGCCATGCCTTGTGGCGGCTCCTGAACTCACGCGATGAAGCCTATGTGGACCGCTACCGCGAGGCGGGGCGCTGGGATAATCGCGCCATGCCGAGGATGCTGACCGGAGGCACCTCCCTCTACAAAATGACCACCGAAGTCATGGGCTTGAGGACAGCGGTATCGATCATCGTGGATGCTTCCGGGTCCATGAGCGGTAACTCAGCGGTCAATTCAGCCTCGGTGTGCATTGCCCTCGCAGAAACCATGGAGCAACTCGCCGGGCATGGCGTGGTGTATCAGATCGCCTGCTTCGAGGACTTTGATGGCGGCACACGCGATGGTCAAAATGCCGCTAATGACTTCCTGCACAAGTTCTCCCTCCGCACAAACTGGCGTAATGCAGGAACGAGCAAAATCAACCACGCCCGCCGCACCCTTGTCCCGCAGGACAAAATGAACTGGACAAGAAGGCTGAATGAAACCCGCGCCACCTGGGCTGCGAACATTGCCATCTTCAAGGGTTTTAACGACCGGCTGGCGACCTGCCGCGAGGCCATTTCGACCATGGCGAACTTCGTAGGCGGGGGCACGCCCGATGCGGCTGGCGTCGGACGCGCGATCTACCATGTGCTCAACCGTCCCGAGCCGAACAAGATCGTGATGGTGATTACCGATGGCTGCGGGCAGGAGGATGAAGTCAGGAGCTTCTGCAAGTTCGGTGCCGAGGTAGGGGTGGATGTCATCGGCGTGGGCATTGGCGACACCTCGGTGCGCAAGGTCTATCCCATCAGCGTCACCGCGAGCAGCATCGAGGCCCTGGGCAAGGCTGCCTTCGGCAAGATGGTGCAGGTGGTGCTCAACAACCGGCGTAGGCAAGGCCGACAAGCTACCTAGCATGCTGCGTATTGCGTTTAAACCCTACGACAAGGTGCGCTTCGGCGTGCCTTGGGCGGGGGTCGTGTATGCGTGGCGCTCGGTGCTGCCCCTCGACGGACTGCGCCCGCCGCATGGCCTGGATGTCCTGGGAAAGTGGCAAGGCAGCGCTCGGGATGGGGGGCATGTGCATTTGCTTGCGCGCATGCCGCCCATTCAAATCGGGGAAGTTCTCCGCTGGGGCCAGCGCAACCGGGCAACGGGCAGGACGGTGAATGAAGGCTATGGCATCGTGCTCTCGCCCTCCACCTACAAGGTGGTTGACAGGCACATGGCATGGCAGTGGTTCGTGACGGTAAGGAGGGTGTAATGATGGACATGATTATGGATGCAAAAACGTACATGGACGCACCGCCTGAGCTATTCAGCGACGTGGCGCATGAGTTCACGCGGGACAAGTCGCTACAGTTCGTGCGCCTGTACCACCGTACGAAGGATAACGGCTGCGATTGGCTGCCGGTGCTGTGCCGCGACCCGGTAATCGACCTTGAACAGGAGACGAAAAATGCCAACCAGGAAGGATGGAATTATATCGCCACCCTTACAGACCACGGCTGCGGCCATGCGTAAAACGCCTAAGAAAAAACCGCCAGCCAAAATGCAGATCAGCGCATCGATTGACCGTGAGGCGATGCAATTGCTGCACCGTATGGCGGCAGATGACCGGCGCTCCATCTCGGGACAGTTGAATACGCTCATCTATGAGGCCGGGAGCATGCGGGGGATGGATGTGTCCTATGTTCCAGACCGGGTGGCGATTCCATGAACCGATTGCACAAACGCAGAATGAAACGCCTCTACGTCGCCCAGGCTCACCTGACCGTATGGATCGAACTGCGCACCACCATCTCCACGCTGGAGAACTTGGTGCGGTTGCGCGACATCACCATTTTGCGCCAGGAGCAGCAGATCGCCGTGCTGCGGGCCGCATTGGAGCATCACTGTGAAGACTTTTAACCCAGGGAGGGTGTAACGCATGACATTCCATGTGGGAGATCGCGTAAGGGCCATCCATGATGGCGAGGGCGAGGCTTTCGGCAGGGACTTTCAGGACAAGCGGGGCACGGTCACGGAAATCGAAGGCAACAACTATTGCCGCGTCCGCTTCGACAACATGAACCCGCCGCGAGACGGTACGGACTGGCGCTGCCGCAACAATGGCCTTGTGCTCATCCACGACAAGGACGAGGAAATGATGCGGGCATTGGAGCACAGCCTACGCAAGCTGTTTCAGCCCATGGAGGCACCGTGAGCATGTGGACGGTAGGCGACAGGGTGCGCTTTATTACACCGGGCTTGGAATGGACCGGGATGGAAGGAACGGTAACAGGAATAATACGTTATGGGTAAAATGCGATAAACATATTTGTGCATATACCTGATCATCCCTGCCCCTATCATGAGAACAACAAGCCACGCGACTGGATTTTCAATGACTACAATGTGGAATTGATTGCAACACCGCTCGAAGACGAGCTTACCGTCGCACTCACTCCGCTATTCATGGAGCGCGCATGAAATTTACCATCGGAGATAGGGTCAGGTTCAACAACACAGACTATCCGGAATGGGTTGACATGGAGGGGACTGTCACTGGCGCGTTCACCACTACAGCGAGCTTTGTAAAACTGGACGGCAAGGTGAATCCAAACTGCATCGGTAATGGACACACAGGAGACTACGCTTTCCAGAACAGGAACCTCACCCCTCTCGGTACATCGTTGGAGCAGGAACTCACCACTGCCATGGCCCCGCTGTTTCAGTATTCGGCAATCTCGGAAAAATCCTCATAGGTTCCGGCCATGGGATTGAACCGGATCGAGGCGCTGCCCTGAGCGCCGATCCACCTGTACCTGCATTTCCACACATCGATATGCACCTGCTCGCCTGTGCCACGATGCACCGTGATGCCGCAATCGGCCTTGGCGAACCACGCCGCGCTGCCGGAAATGGTTTCACCGTCAGGATGATTGGAGTTGCCGTACATTTTGGTCGGGTGCGCGACGAACCAGACATGTACGTCGTTCGCCTTGGCGAAGGCTTGCACCTTGGATAGCATCTCGCCAATCTCGTCCGTCTCCGTGCCCTTTCGCTCCAGGCGGATGTAGTTGTACGGATCGATGACAAGGCCGCGTATGCCCATCCGCTGCACTGCCGCCCTGGCCCGCATCAGGATCGCATCGATGGTGGGGGGTTCGGCGTCGTTGAAGTCGATGAAGGTGAAGTGTTTGTTGATCCAGGCCAAGGCCGTGCCGCGTTCTTCCTCGCTCATGCGCAGGTAATCGCCGCCTTCGCCATGCTCGAAGAAGGGTTTGCCGGTGGTGATTTCAAGGAGGCGCGCAATGTGGACAGCGGGCGTATTCTCGAACGAGCAGTAAGCTGTCTTGAACTGCACCGAGCGGGCGAGGTTGATAGTAAGCTGATCGATTACATTCGACTTACCTGCACTCGGTTTGCCCGTAACCACGGTAAGCTGCCCCGGCTGCACCGAGTACAGATCGCGCAAGGCAGCGAACCCGGTGTCGATGCCCCTGCCGGTGCGCTTGTTGTACAACCCGATAATGTCCTCGGCATAGTGTTCGGCTGTGAATAGGCCGGAGATGGGATAGGGTTCGGCTTGGTCGATGACGAGCTTCAAGGCGGGTGCGCCGTGTTTAACGAGGACATCATTCGCATCCTTGCAGCCTGGAGGATAGGCGACGGTCCAGCATTTTTCCTTGCCGATGCGCCGGGCGAGTTCTTCCTGCAACGCCTGCCCCGGCTCGTCGTTGTCTACCGCCAGCACGATCTTCGACACTTTGTTCAAGAGCACCCTCGCTTCCCCCACGCAGGCAAAGCGCCTGTCCTCGATGGGCGATGCCTTGCCCATGGAAACGAGAAGGGGCGCACCGCTCGGGACCGACACCGCATTCTCCACCCCGGCCTCGGTGCAGGACAATGCATCGATTTCGCCTTCGGTGATAACGAGTACGTCCACCTTGGGGTTGACCCGCGCGAGACCGTAGAAGATATGGTTGCCCCCGGCATCCTGCATGAATGCTTTGGCCGTAGTACGGTACTTGTTGCCTGTGACATGATTATGATCGTGGTAGGGAAAGGCGATGCACGATTCGATGGCGTTGGTGGCCTTGAAGTATTTGCTCGCGGTGTACAGCCCCGCCGCAGTGCAGGTTGCCTGGGAAAGTCCCCGCCCCTGGAGGTAGGCGAGTTCAGTTGCACCAAGTACGGTATTGATTGTTGTTTCTGGCTTGGCAAAGGACAACGCTTGCGCCGCGTTCATGGATCGATACCTCCGGTATTTATCTGGGTTAAATGAGGAGCGCTGGCGCACAACACCCTGTTCGGAGCAGTGCCAGCAGTAGTACAGCACGTCGCCGTTATCAGCACGGTCAACGGATAGGCATGGGTCACGCGGGGATTTCTTGCGCGACGACGAACACCAGGGACACAGGATGCGGACATGCGATGCGCAGGCGACAGCAGCAACGATAAGCGCATCTTGAAGCATGCGAACCCCAGGTGGACTACGTGGCTATGTGCGATAACGGACGTACCGCAGAACAACCACGTTATGCCTGTTCATCGTCTTTCGCAAGCACAAAAACCTGGACCTCGACCCTCGGATTTAAACGGTCTATGTGGTGGTACAGGTGCTTCTCTTTGATCTGCCGGTCGTTCTCGTAGATGCGATTTTGCATTGCATCAATCAATGCGTCATCGCACAAATCCGGGCGGCGTGAAGCGTAGTAGAAATCCATCCTCAGGCAGACATCCCCGGTGAGCAATGGGTGAAGCTGCCGCACCTGCAAGCGCACCGCATTAGCGTAACCCCTCGCCTTGGCCGACTTGATGACGGCAGGGCGATGGTTGATGGTGACAATCTGCCGCTGGTTCTTTGCGGACGCGGGTTCACCGAGCACGGTGAAACTGCAAACGTGGATGCGTTTCATGTCGATATTATGCACCAATTGATTGAACTGTTGTTCAGTCTATGGTAGCTTAGAAAAATTCAGCGCATATTGTTGCTGCTGTGTTGCTGCTGTCTTGTACACAGTGGCACCCGGTAATAAGCTGGACAGCGGTTTCGCCCCTTCAAAGCGCGAGACAGGCCGAGGCAACCAGAGAACCAGGGGAGCGCGAATGGAAGGGTGACGCCTTCCCTCCGCTATGCTCAACCCGGACTGGTCGTTGCGCTGAATCCTTATTTGTGGAGGAGTTTGATGGCAAACGCAAGCAATGAATGGTTGCAGAACGTGAAGGTGGGGGATGTGGTGACGCGCAATCTGGCGGGGGTGCCGATGAAGCTGAAGGTGACGGAGGTGACGCATGACCGCATCCTCTGCTCACCCTGGGAGTTCTCACGGCGCAATGGCGCTGAAATCGACGGGGACATGGGTTGGAACGAGAGCGTAACTGGTTCATTTTTGGAGGCTGAAGATGACAATGCGTAAAGGCCGCAAGGCACGTAAGGTTTTGGATGCACGCAGCACGGACTACAGCAGGATGATTTCGCCAGGCATGCCACATGAAGGCAAGGTAAGACAGCGTATCGAGAGTGGCGGGTACAAACGGCCAGGAAGTAACAAGAAATAATGAAGACTAATGTTGCCTTACCAGAAATCACAGCCAGGATCATGTTGATACTGCTCGACCTGTACCTCACCGAGGAAGAAGCAGATGCATGGCTGGATTCAAAAGCGCCTGCCTTTGGCGGGGCCACACCGCGCGAGATGATAGCGACGGGACGGGGGAAGGAAGTGATGCGGCTACTCGATGCGACAGTAAGCGGAGCCTATTTATAGGGGGGCCACATGAACATTGTCAGGGTGCTGGAGATAGCCGTGCTCGCGGTGGGGATATTGCTATTCATCACGCAAATCACCATCCCGCTCTATCGGGGGCGACCCATATTTCCATGGTTCAGGCGCGAGGGCAAACTGCTGTCCGAAGTGGAGGACCTGCGGCAGCAGAAGGTGGAGCAGGAGTTGCAAGACATCATCAATAAGGCGAAGTCCGGATTGAAGCATCAACCTAAAAAGGGAAGCAAATGATTTCATGGAGAGGCATCAGTATTCTCGGCACGGCGGCAGTGGTATTCGTAATCGGTATGTTCGTGCTGTTCAGTTGCGTCGAATGGCTCGATGCGAAACATGTCATGGTGATTCAGTACCCGAACGGGGAGCTTGCCGCTTTCACTGAACCAGGACCTAAGCCGCAGTGGTTTGGCAATGTCACCACCTATGAGCGCCGCGCACAGATCGCGTTCGGCGAGAAGACCGGCGGGTATCCTGCGCTGCGAGTAAGGTTTAATGACGGAGGGCATGCAGACATGACCGGGGCGGTGTCGTGGGAGATACCGATCAAGCCGGAGCAACTGATTCGTTTGCAGAAGGACTTCGCTTCGCAGCAGGCCATCGAGCAGCAGTTGGTGGTGCGCGCCCTGAATAATGCGGTGTACTTCACCGGCCCCTTGATGTCCTCCACCGAGTCCACTGGCGAGCGGCGGGCGGAGTTGTTGAACTACATCGACGATCAGGCGAGGAACGGCGTATTCCAGACGCAGACCCGCGCAGAGAAACAGAAAGACCCGATCACCGGGCAGGAAAAAACCGTCAACGTGGTGGAGATTGTGAAGGATGCGAAGGGTGTGGTGCAGCGTAACTCAGGTTCGGCCATTGGCGACTATGGCATTGCCCTGATGCCGCCATCGATCAACGAAATCAAGTACGACGAGGTGGTGGAGAAGCAGATCAAGGAGCGGCAGAACTCCATCACCCAGGTGCAGATTTCGCTAGCGAACGCAAAGCGTGCAGAACAGGACGCCCTCACCACCGCAAAGCAGGGCGAGGCCAACGCGGCCAAGGCCAAGTGGGAGCAGGAAACCATCAAGGCGAAGGAAGTGACGCTGGCGCAGCAAAAGCTGGAGGTGGCGCAACTCGGTGCCAAGGAAGCCGAGCAGATCAAGCAGCGTGAGATTCTGCTGGGGCAGGGCGAAGCGCAGCGGCGTCAGCTTGTCATGTCGGCAGATGGAGCATTGGACAAGAAGCTCGAAGCGCTGGTGAAAATCAACGAGTTCTATGCCGCAGCCATCAAGGACTACAAGGGCAACTGGGTGCCCAATGTGCAGATGGGCGGCGACAAAGCCGGAGCGAATCAGGGACTGGCATTGATTGACCTGCTCACCGCCAAGACCGCACGCGACCTCGGCATGGATTTGTCCGTGACTGGAAAAAGCAACACAACGGGTAAATAAAAGATGAAAACAGTTTTAATCCGCAATGGTGCGTGGCACTACTGGCTTGCCAGAGAAGGTGGATATAGACCGGAACACGACGAACCTGACCTATGCACCTACATGGCCGCGATAGGCAAGACTATTGTGGCTGGCTTGTTCGTAGCTATGGTCATATCCATCGCCTGTGGTGGAACTATTTATCTCTTGGCTGATTTCATCGGCTGGTTCATCGCCGTACTGTACTGGGGGTGGGTGCCACTTGAGGCACCAGGCATGGTATTCGTAATGCTTGTCGGCTGTGGAATTGGTGCCCTTCTATTTAAGTGCCTATGTGAACTTCTGGGTATGGCAGTAGAGCACACACCTGACTTCGTACCCGCTGCCTATGAATCCTTCCGCGACAAGGTGTGTTTCAAGATCAGGATTGAATGACATGAGCAAAATTGTCAACGCCAGCAACCTCCCGGCCAGCATCTACCGCCTGCTCGTCAACATTTTAAATCGTGACGACTACACCAAGGGTGCGGCGCACCTGTCCGTTACGCAGTTGATCGGCCCCCCGCGCATCCGGGTGCTGCGCCAGTTGCACGATGCCGAGGTGGAGATAGATGCAGCCTCGTCCTTGTGGCAGCTTATTGGGCGGGCGATGCATAAGGTGCTCGAAGGCGGGGCCGATGCCGGGCACCGGGCCGAGGAACGCCTATTCGCCACTGTGGGTGGCGTGCGCATTTCCGGGGCCATGGACTTGCAGGAGGAAGGCGTGACGGTGCCATCGCTGCATGTGAACGATTGGAAGATGACATCTGTGTTTGCATTGAAGGAGACAAAACCAGAGTGGGAACAGCAACTCAACATGTACGCCGAGCTATGCCGCCTGAACGGCAGAACTCCGACGCGGCTGACGGTGACTGCGATCCTGCGGGACTGGTCACACACAAAAATCCAGAACTATTCCGACTATCCGCAAGCACCAATACAGGTGGTGGATGTGCCGATGTGGACGCCGCAGGATGCAAACGACTACCTGCATAAGCGCATCGAACTGCATCTCGAAGCACAGCGGGCGGCGGACTTTGGGGAACCGCTGCCACTCTGTACGAAGGAAGAACGATGGGAGCGGGAGGATAAGTTCGCGGTGATGAAGGTGGGCGGCAAGCGGGCGGTGAAGGTGTACGACACCGAGGCTGAAGCAATGGCCCATCCTGGGGTGCTGCAACGCGGCAGTCAATTACGCATTGAGAAACGTCCGGGTGAACCGATACGCTGCCTCTCGTACTGTAGCGTTTCACGCTGGTGTACTTTCGGACAGCAGGCATTGGCTGCGTCAACTATTAAGGGAGTCAAAGATGAATGAAATGGAAAGTGCTGCTGGTAAGCCGAAGACGCAGATTTACGCAAGCGGTTATCAAGCCCCAACACCCGTTATGAACCCAGGTCCGAACGTGCTCGGTGCCATGCACCGGGTGATGCAGGCAGTGGGCTATGCGCAGAAGCAAGGGGAGAACGAGTTTCACGGCTACAAGTACGTGACCGAGGCCGATGCCATTGCAGCCTTGCGTCCGGCCATGGTGACAGAGGGATTGATTTTGATTCCCTCCACTGATCGCATCTGGATGGACGAGCAGGGCAACACCCATGTGCTCATCCGCTACACCCTGTTCCATGCGGGGAGCGGGGAGTCAGTGTCTTTTTTCGTGCCGGGGTCGGGGAACGACATGGCGAAGAACGGCAAGGTGGGGGACAAGGGGGTCTATAAGGCGCTCACTGGCGCATCGAAATACGCATTGCTGAAGACCTTCCTGATGGAGACAGGCGAGGACCCGGAGGTGGCGTCAGTCCATGACAAGGAAGCCGTGGGCACGCATACGCCGGAGGAAGAAGGGCACCTGAAAGCGGCGCTCGCCTTTGCCCAGGCGATGATTACCGATGCGGCCAAGGCGGGAAACGATGCGGTGCTGAACGACCTGTGGCGGCAGCAGCATGCCGGGATCGAGCATCTGCGCAGCAACTACCCGGAAGTGTTCGCCAAGGTGCGCAATGCCTTCACCAAGCGCAAGGAAGAACTGGCTCAATCACCCAAGACGGAAGGAGAACAACATGCGTAACGAGTACACCCCGCGCGAGGATAGCGGTGCGCTATTCATCAACACCAAGAAGGTTGCCGGTTCCAAGCAGCCGGACTACCAGGGGGACCTTGCCTTATCCGCTGATCTGGTAAAGCACCTGCAAGCGACGCTGACAGCAGGCAAGGTGCCGACACTGCGGCTGGCTGGATGGAAGCGCGTATCCAAGGGTGGTACGGCATGGCTGTCGCTGCAACCAGCCAAGCCTTACGTCCCAGGACAGCAAGCCTACGCGCCGAAGGGCACAACAAAACCGCCAGTGGGATTTGACGAAGACAAAGACGGTATACCTTTCTGACATGGACAACAACGGAGACAACATGGAAACCAACGCAGTACCGGAAACGCCTGCGACGCGGACGATGCAGTATGCGGTGGCCGAGGCGGCGAGGAAACATGAGGAACGGGAGAAACGGATTGCCGAGGTGGCGGACTACATCAAGGCGCACCCGGAGACGGTGAGGCCGAACATCATTACGCACTTCGCCGAGCAATACCAGATATCCAGGAGCGGCGTCACCAACTACTATGAAGTCGCCCAAGCGCGACTCAATGGGACCGTCACGGCAAGGGCACAGCGCGTCGTCGGCGGGCCAGCCAAGCCCATCGTGGTGAACGGGGTGCGCTACTACAGCAACTCGGCGGTGGCGCGGTTCCTACGCATCGAACCGGGCACACTCTCTTACTGGAACCACACCGGCAAGGGCATCAAGTCCTCCACGGTGGTGTCGCCGAGGACCGGGAAAACCTACCAGATGTACACCCGCGCCGAGGTGGAAACCTGGAAGGCCGCACACACCGACTTGCTCGCCAAGGTGAAGCGGACCAAGGTGGAGGCGAAAAGTGGTACGGCATTGCAGCAGAAAAAATCGACCAAGCAGTCCGCAACGAACCTAAAACCACTGTTGGAGGCGGAGCAATCCGGGCTGATCGTCGGAGCCAGGGGGCTCGCTGCGTACTTCGGCGTTTCCCATCCGAAGATGAAGTATTACCTCGCAAACTTCGGCAAACCGGAGCATGTCCTCATTCACCGTTCCGGGACTCCAGCCTTTGGCTACACCTCGGAGGAGGCAGATGCCTGGGCTGCGAGTCATTCCGCATTGGGCCTTATCGCTGTAAAGGTGGTGCGTAAGCCCGCTGCCAAAGCACAGGCTGGTTCCGCCTCGCCAGGGGATGCCATCAGCCAGCGCACCCTGGAACTTACCCAGGCGAGGGACATGGCGCAGGCAGCCCTGGATGCCTGGAACGAGCGCCTTGCCAAGCTGTTCAGCGATGTCTAAACCCTACAATGCCATGCCGTTCGAGGCGGTGAAGGTGTCGCTGCGCCAGAACCGGGAGGGGGTGATGGTGTCCTTTGTCGTCCATCCTGACGACATCCAGCCGTTCCTGCTCACCGATCCGGTCGGGACCCGGTATCAGCTTGTGGCGGTGCGGTTGGGGGATGGTGTGGAAATAGCCCAGGAAGGTGCCGCAAAGGCCCTGGAACGCACGCCTGGGCGCACAACGGGGTCCGGTAGGGGTAAGGGTACTCCCGGCGAGAAGTCTCCTGGGAACCCCCTGGAAGTGGCACAGCAGAACGTCGTCGCCAGCGCTGGCATCCTGTGCCGTGACAAGCGGTTTCAGGATTGGGTGGGTTACAGACGCCTTGTAGCCAAGAGCGGGAGCACGCCAGTCACGGTTTGGCCGCAGGCAAGCGAAGTCGAAGCGGTGGAATGGCTGCTGGAACAATGCGGGGTGAAGTCCAGGGTGGCGCTGAAGACAAACGAGGTGGCAAGGGCCAATTTCTTTGGGGTGAGGAAATCGTTCGACGCGTGGGCGGAGAGCACACCACCGTTCTAATGTTTAAACAAGGAGATTGAACAAGGATGAAAGAAATGTCGTGGGATAACATTAATAAAAGCGGCTGGCCTGACGGACCCTGGAAGTTCGAGAAAGATAAAATCCAGTTCGAGGACGAGGCCACCGGGCTGCCCTGCCTGATCGTGCGCAACCCAGGCGGGGCTTTGTGTGGTTACGTCGGCATCACCGAAGGCCATCCCCTGTTCGGCAGGGATTACAACGAGCCGGACTTCCCCACCCTGGATGTGCATGGTGGGCTGACCTTCAGCGATTTCTGCGCCGACTCCGAGGACGAAACCCGGCATATCTGCCACCTGCCTGAGCCTGGGGAACCGCACCGAGTTTATTGGCTGGGTTTCGATTGTAACCATTGGGATGATTACATGCCCGCCTACGAGAAACTGAGCGCCATCCTCGATGGGGAGTACCGGAACGTAGCCTACGTGCAGGCTGAGTGCGCAAAATTAGCCGAAGGACTAATCCACCTGCAATGGGGACTGGCTCAACAAATCAAGGAGTTGGCATGAACGCAGTGTTCGCAATACTGCTGTTTGCCGCAGTGACCTATGGCCTGCTGTGGGGGCAAATGTGGATTATCTATACCCTTTTCGCCATTGGCTTCGTCATCTGTCTGCTGACTGACCCAAACCTGGGGCTGATACTCGGCCTAGCCCTGATGGCGTGGTTCGGCTACACGATAGGCTTCGGCGAGGGTAAGCAGGATAAGCCATAAGCGCCGCCATCATGAAACCGAAACCTTTCTACATGGTGAGACTGGCTGGCGGAATTTGGGAGCCAAAGGTGAAGCACACCACCCTGGCTAAAGCCATGGAAGTTGCATTCAAGATGGCTAAGAAACACAACACACGCGCTACGGTAATCACTTCCGTATCGATGGTGGAAGTGGTGGACGGGAAGCCTGTCTGGACAGACAGAATGCGCAGGGAATTGACAGGCAAGCAATAACCCGGCATCATAAACGTGCAATGTGTTGGCATTGTACGCATGACGAAGCCACATTCTCCTCATGCTTCTCACCCGAAAGGGCCGGTGCCAACACACCGGGGAAGCATGAACAGACTGTGGCTTTTTCTTTTCCGGTTGCCGTCAGATCGCGTTAGCTAATGGCCGAGTCCGGGCGCAATCAGAACAGGGCCAGCATATCCGAGGGCTGTATATATCGGAGGGGGCACAAATCCAGGCTCTGTAAACCGGCACGCAACCTGGTCCCATTTTGAGGGCTAACGAGTACCCATCATCCCCCCGTGCGGAGGATCATGAGGGAAAGAGCCGGTCCTATTGTCTAACGGAACGTAATGTCCATCTGTAAAGGCTGTGGGTTGGAGGTGCGCTGGCTTAAGATTGGGCGCAGTTGGCATTGTCGGAATGCCGACAACACTGACCATCGTGAGTTGTGTAAACAGATGCGCTTGTTCGAGGGAAAGGAGACTGGAGATTTATATCGTGTAAAACCAAAACCCAAGCCAAAGAATAAAAGAGAACAGAAAAACACACCGATAATCGATTACATCGAGGGCAAGGAAATCATTGGCGCGAACTTCAGGAGGGACGATGCCTGCAAGCATTGCGTTCCACCCTGGGAAGATTGCCCTGGATGCCCGCTTCAATTTAATCAGGAGAATAAATGATATGTCCTTGCGGTGGACCGATTAAATACAGCGAATCCGTCAACAAGAAGCTGGGCATTGTTGTTTATTCGCGGCGATGCCCTGCCTGCCATCGGGAGGAAAAGAGCGTGGATGAAGTGCAGTGGCTGGCACCGGCTGCATTCTGGGCGAAGCATAAACAGGAACACACAGGAGCACCCAAGACTTGAGCACTGAACCCACGCTTTCACAGCAATTGCGGCAGCAGGTAAGGGGCAACTTAAAAAGCCCTGCATTCATCCGGCAAATGGAAGCGCTGATGATGCAAGCTGCGTATTGTTTAGACGAGCTTGAAAAACAGCTTGCCGAAGCGAACCGCACTATCGATGATTGCTGCATCAAGGGTGCAGAACTTGAGCGCAGGCTGGCTGCCATCGATGCGCTGAACGAATTGAAAAAGGCAGTGATGAAATCATGACCCTCACCTTCCCCTGGTGGGCCTTTCCCCTCGCCTCGGTGCTCGGGGGCTTTGCGCTCATGATCTATTTTGCTTTGCATCCGCGCGGGGACTTCGATCTGGTGAGCCCGATGGTGGGTGCGGCCTGCTTCCTTGTCGGCCTCACCACCGCCATTGCCATGGTAGTAGGGAAACTCTGGCTGTGAGTACGCTGCGTGAGGAGATCATTGCCAAACTGCGCGAGCCGAAATGGAACGCGGGGCAGGGCCGAAGGGAGCAGCGCATGGTGGCGCTCACGGCGGAGGAGGCTGAACGCATCATCTGCGACCTGAAGTATGCCGGATGGGCCTATGCTCAGTTAGAGCGTATCGAGGTGGAGAACGCGGGTGAACCTGTGTTGCTGCGCAGGAAGGGCGACAAGCAACCGTAACAAATAAGGAGACAGATGGAATTATTGACGGTGGCTGAATGCCTGCGGCTGTACTTGCAGGCGAGGGCTGGACTGATCGTTGACGAGGAACGGGCGCTGATTGCGGTGGAACGGCTTGAAGCGCGCATCGTGGTGGAAGCGGTAGGGGCGGGACTGTTCGATGCCACGGCCCGCTATGCGCGGCAGCGTGGGATGGAGGTGGCTTCCTCCACGGTGCGGCGGGAACTGGGGGTGCTGAAGGCAGCCCTGCAATGGGCGTGGAAGTCGGGGAGGATTGCCTTCGTGCCTGCGCTGCATGCGGCCAAGTCGATGCCGCCGAAGCTGCGGGTGCTGAACGATGCGGAGTTAAAGGCGCTAGTGTCTGCGGCAGAGAAGCAGCCAGTGTGGTTATACAACTTCGTCCTGCTGCTCCTCCTAACCGGACAGCGTAAGTCAGCGGTGCTGAATCTGCGGTATTTCCAGATCGACCTTAAAAACAGGGTGATTAACTTTCCAGACCCATACATGCCTTTGGCGGAGCGCCGCAAGGGCAGGGGAACGGTGCCGATGAACGATGAACTGTATGCCCTGCTCAAGCCAGCAATGGAGAACATTGGGTTCGAGCACCTGCATGACTATGTTATCCACAACAAGGGCCAGCGTGTCTTCCACGTCTATCGGGACTGGGAGAGGATGACCAAGGCTGCTGGTTTAAACGGTGTTACACCGCATGTGCTGCGACATACCGTGGCCACGAACCTCGTCCGGGATAACGCGAATATCTATCAGGTATCGAAACTCCTGGGACATGCCTCGGTGCAGACGACTGAACGTTGCTATGTCACGCATAATCCGGAGAACCTGCGGGGGATGATGAACCACGTCAGCGCGAGGGGCAAAGCATGATCGAGCATAGCCTGAATGCCACGGAGAAAAAGCTGAAGGATGTATTCACCAAGATCGAGAACCACAACCTGCAACTGCATGCCTGCCCGCTGTGCGGAAGCGAGGCTGAGTTGTGGGAGCGCTGCGAGGAAAGCACATTGACCGGGGAGATGGTGGCGCACAAGGCCGTCATGTGCGCGAACGGTGAGCCCATCGGCCCGCTCGATGTCTGCCCGCTGTACATGCCGCCAGAGCCGTTCTATCTGTCGCGCAGGGTTGAGGCTGCGTATTTTTGGAATGCCTTTGCTGTGGCTGCATCGAACTTGGCGAAGAAGAACCAGCGCTCAAGGATAACGAAACCAACACACGACAAGGAGGGCCTATGACCGTATCCGTACCGATAAAAGACGAAGACCAAGCCTTTATTGATGCAACTGGTATCCAGGAATTTCCAGGCTGGCTAGGCTGCTATACCACGCGCAATGCGCCCGGAGCGCTGCCTGCCGGAACCCGCGTGACGAAAGCGCTGGACGAGCCCGGCGACACCCATCATATCGGCGATGAGGGCACGGTGCTCGGCAGCATCGCCATGCCAGAGGGCGAAGTGTTCGTAACGCCGTTCGGGCCGGTGAAGATATTCCTGTTCGTGGAATGGGATTCTGACCCCAAGGTGGCGGTAGGGATTATCGACGTTAAGATCAGGAGGACAAGCAATGGCGCTGACGCCGACACAGCAAGCTAGAGTGGATAAGTACATCGAAGCCACTCCGGTACTATCGAAGGGTATTGTAAGCCGGGCGCTTGCTGGGTCGAGCAGCCCCAGGCAGGCAATCAAGGCCAAATGCCTGACCTGCACGAACTTCGACCGGGAGGAGATAGCCGAATGCCGGGTGGTGATCTGTCCGTTGCATCCCTACAGGCCGTTCCAAACCCAGGCAGAAGCGGAGGATGAGCATGACGAAGGAGGATGAATTGAGGTGCGACCCAAAGCGTGAATCAACACCGGAAACCACATCAACCGGCATTTACGTCAGGGCGATGAAGGATGGCAAGTGGGAGAGCGTGGACATCTACGAGCTTGACCTTCCCTCCCTGATGCTGTGGCTGCGCAGCCGTGGCGGGGATAACCCCTGGGCAGAGAACACCGTTGCCATTCTGCTCGGGCATGAACCGCCGGATGAAACTGCAACGTGAGCGACTACGGTTGGTTTGCCATCAAGAATATCGCCATCGTCGCTGCGGCTGCATTTGCCTGCTGGTTCATTCAATCTGCATGGCCGCTGCTCGCTCTTGGCTTCATGACATCGTGGACCGGAGGTGAATGCAAATGCAACGAGGACAAAAATAAATTGAACGACAACACGGAGGCAACAACATGAATAAGCTGATACGCTGGACTGACCTGCACAAGTACAAGTATGGCTACCGCGACAGCCACAATACCGATGTCCTCGAAACCATCCGGCGCGAGCAGAGGCGGCTGAAGGCGGAAGCGGAAAAGGCTGAAGCGGAGCAGGCAGAAACGCAGAAGAAGGTGACGCAAATTAAGGGTAAGGCTTAACCATGGCTATCGGTCCTGGCAGCTATGACCCGGCGCTGACGCAAGCCCTGAAAGAAAGCAAAGCCCACATCGGTATTCTGATCGTCGGGGACGGCGAGCACGGCCCAGGCTTTTCAGTGCAGGCTGATCTCGGGGCACTGCTAATGTTGCCGAAGGTACTGCGCTCGGTGGCCGACCAGATCGAAGCAGACATGAAGGATGGCAAACTCTAGGTGATAAACAGCTTTGCCTCCGCCTCGCGCCGGGTGATAAGCCCAGGCATCGCCACCCCGGATGCCTTGTTCCAACGCCGGATTTGGGCTGGCACCGCATTGAAATTTCCTGCGTTTAACAACTGCAACAAGGTCGAGCCTTTGAAGTTCTCGCAGCCGAGGTTGTAAATCCAACTGACCAGTGCCCCACGCTGGTTCTCGCTGAGATCAACATCAACCCATGCGTCCAGACAGCGCTCGGCGTCGCCAATGTCCTCAAAGAGCCACTGTTCGGCTTCGTCTTTGGTGCAGGTATCGCCAGGGCTGACCCCATGCGCTCTGCCATAACCAATGCTCCAAGGAGCGCCGCGTGTACCCGGATCGGCATAGGCGAAAATACGCAATCCTTCTGCTGATCTGATGAGATCAACAGCCGCTTTGCAGATCACGCCTGTGCCGCCTCCGCTTTTCTGCGATTGGCAATAGCAATCACAAGCTCGGCTCTTGCCACATCATCTGCGAGGGCGAGCCCGTCCAGTTCGGACGGCAATATATCGCGTCCAGCAGCTTTCGCATTTGCAAGCAACGTGGTAATCGTCGCAGCCTGATTTATCAATGCAATCAAAAGTTCTACAGCCAATTCTGCACCTGAACCCATAATAATTTATGTTCCTTTTTTCGTCCTGCGATCTCGCGCATATTTAGCGCCACACTCACGATGCATTGCTACATTCTTTTTCGGATATACATACATCCGATTAGGATCATCAAATGTCTTGCAAAATGCGCAATACATAAAATTGGCATTGCCGCTTGCGTCAAGCGCACGTTGCCTATAGTGCAAAATCCTGTGATACCAATGATTCGGACAGACCACTAAATTGCTATGAGAATTGTCAGACGGATTTCCATTCAAGTGATGCACTTCTGCTTTTGGTGGCAATGTTTTTCCGAGAATTCTCTCTACCACCAACACATGCTCGCGCTTGTGTTCACCATTTGAATTATGACTGATATACCCATTAGCATCTATAGAGCCAGTTCCGTCCAGCCTTTTAGGTCTTGCGGATAGAGGATCACCATTGCGCTTTTGAACTTTATAGTGGGTGTCACAAAGTCCATTGCCATGATGTTTTCTATTGCAGCCTTCAATACTGCACAACCGCTGTTGCTTTACAATTCGATTAGTCATGACGCAGCCCTTTCTGCCGATTGATTAGAGCCAGTGCAGCGTCATCAGCGCTGTTCTGGCTCGCGTATTCTAACTACTGCGACGAGCGTGTAGCAAGGTACTGTTGAAGGGCAACTAGCACCGTGTTCGTCGCGGCGAGTTTGGCTTCAGCACTGGTAAGGTCAGTTGCGGCAAGCGTGCGTGCTACATTAAGACCGTCGCGCGCAACGTCTGTGACCTGTAAGACATTGGTCCCGTCGTCAGCCGTTAGCTTTCCCGCATCGAGCAGCGTCGTCGCGGTAGAGCGTAAGGTGGACACAAGTACGTAGCCCGCAGCGATACGCTCATTCAGCGTCTGAGGCAGGAGCACGGAGCCCATGCCGTTCGTTCCCTGCGCACACCCCGCGAACTGCGGTATGCCAACGGTAAGCGTGGCAGCCACGCACACCGCCGCCAGAATGCCCCACACCTGACGTATGGGTGTCATGCTGCCTTCTTTGCCTTCTTTGCACCAGCCGACTGTGCGGCAAGCTCGGCTTCCAGGGCTTGCGTTTTCTGCGCTTGGCCGATCTGAAACGGCATCCAGGTGCAGTAGTGCCCGCCGGTTGGAACCGGATTGTCATCCTGAATCAGGAGCACGCTCGTTGCCGAGAACGGTATTCCATTCGCATCGAACCCGCCGACATTGATGCAGGTATCGCTCCACACCCGCGCCACCATGGCAGGCAGCGGTATCCCTTTCCCCGCTGCGACTCCGGTGAACCCCGCCCCAGGATGAAACAAAACAACCCTGCCGACTGTTGGAACGATCATTTGAGTCTCCTTCCCTTCATGTTGCTGGCCTTCCGGACCAGCACGGTTCAGTGCTGCGTGACAAGGTTAAGCAAGGCAAGAAACAGTATCAACACCAGAATCGCAATGGCAATGTCGGACCAGGATATAAAACCACGCTGTCTTAACATCGAAGCCAGCGGCACATCAGGAGCACTGCGCCTGACGCGAGCGAATAGGCGGCGACACAGATTGCTATTTTTTCAACAATGGACATCAAGTGTGCCCGGCAAGTGGAATCGTTTCCGGCAGTTCCGGCGCGATGACTGCAATGAGCTTTGGTACTTCGGACGGCGGAACCAATGGAGTCGGCCCGGTCACGCGATCGGCCACAATGATCCCAGCGTTGAGCGCGATGGCCTCACGCTGCCGCGTTGCTTGCTCAGTCTGGTACACATTCCACTGGCTCAAACACACCGACAGCAGCACCAGGAAGCCGCCGAATCCCTCCGCTATGGCCGCAGTAGTCGCGTCGGTCAGGTGGTGCCCAAGTGCCGCGCTAATCGCGCCACAGCCCAGGATAACGGCCCTGCCAGCGGATTCAAGACGTGCTTGAAGTAAAGGGTCCATTGGTGTCCTGTGTCAGGTGTCCCGTATCAGATTCGAACTGATGATCTCCACCGTGAAAAGGTGGCGTGCAAGGCCAACTACACCAACGGGACCGGGCCGGACGCATAGCTGTTGTCGCCCCACAGAGAAGAAGCCCTGGGCCTTACGGCTCCAGGCACCTGTGCATCCGGTTTTGTTTTCATTGCCACCCCTCCGCAAGCCAAAAATGCCAATGGCAATTGCACTTGGCAATCAGCATCAGGAGCAGCGTTGTCTCAGCCGCAAGGCACAACCCCACGACGCCATCCCATGCACGCCAGAACCCGCGTTGCTTCCTCATAGCGCCTTCGCCAGCTTCTTCACCTTGCGCGCTTTCTTCACTGGCGGTGGCAGTCCGAGCGCCTTGATTCGTTCTCTAACTTTCTTGGAGGACAGGTTGTACATAACGTGGTCGTGCAACTGCATTACCTCGCTCTCCTCGCCGCTGCCAATTCGTCCTTGAGTTCCTTTACCGTGTCAATCAAAAAACGGTGCTCTGCGGAAAAGCCAGCGATAGCCACCTTAAGCTCGTTGGCGCTATCCCGACCCTTCTCCATTTGTTCCTTCAACATGACCACCTGTTTGGACTGCGCATCCTGGGACGTTTTGATTTCAGCGATGGCATCGATCTTCCCGAACACCCCGGTCACACCCGCCACCACAAAGCCCAATATCGTTGTCGTCATCGCCATCACGGCGGTGCGTACAATCTCCCCACGCATTCCAGGCATGTCCATGTCATTGCTGGTAGTGCAGGCGCAGGAACCAGACGAGCGCAGTGAATATCAGCGTGACAGCGAGGGCGAACAAATCGCGGCTGGAAATATACAGGAAGCCCTTGGGCGGAGTATTTGGCATGGGCGCGCATTATCGTCTATTGCGGTCCCGTTGTCTGTACGGTGTCAGTTCGAGGTAAATGTTTCGATTGCCTTCAGGCGGGCGGTAATCTCGGCCAGCTTGGCCGGTGGTGCTGATAGGGTGAGTAGCTCACGCAGGTGGGCAAGGATGCATGTCTGCCCCTGCGCGAGCCTGCGCTGCGCCTGCTCGATCATGACCAGACGGTGTTGCAGGTCATGATCCTGGCTGGAAGAACCTTCAAAACTGTGAATGATTCTTACTTCTTCCATGATTTCATCATGGATTATACTGAGCGGGACGCGAGCGGTGTATTCAGCACCGCCAGCGCCCCTACCACACCGTTTGAGGAGCAACCGGCATGGATACCAGCAAGCCTAGCAGACCTGTCAAAAATCAGCACGGAATTGTTTCCCGCATTGAGCGCAACTGCCTTACGTGCGGAGCGCTGATATTCGTTAAGCCAAGCGTTATTGCAAAAGGTGGCGGAAAGTATTGTAGGCATGCATGCTGGGCAAAAAGCATCAGCACTCATGGCGAGACAAAAAGCCGTGTCAGATCGCCTGAATATATGGCTTGGGTAGCTATCAAAATGAGATGCCTGAACCCCGCCGATAAACATTATCCCAACTATGGCGGTAGGGGTATTACCCTTTGCGCTGAATGGAACGAGAGCTACGAAGTTTTTCTTGAGCATATTGGCAGACGACCATCGGCTAAACATAGCATCGACCGCATCGATAACGAAGGTAACTACGCTCCAGGGAATGTTAGGTGGTCTACGATACGGGAGCAAAATCAAAACCGGCGCTCGAACAAGCTCATTACTTTTAATGGTGAAACCCATTGCATCAGCGAATGGGCCAGAATCTTGGGGCTTCATCCAGATACCATCGCACACAGATTGAGGCGCGGATGGGACATTGCCAGCGTTCTCACACCGCAAATTTGCAAAACACGATGAGTTATTTCTGCGCATGCGCAGAAACGTACAGTCTATTCGAGTTTTGAATCACATAGTCCATTTGTGCATCAAGCCGCTTGCTGATTGTTCTTTTAAACTCCTCCGGCACGGCGGAGTCGGCGAGTATCTTCCGTTTCTGCCCGCGCAATGCGGCAAGCTGCGCGTCTGCCTTGGCAAAAACTCCGGCAATCTGCAAATCCTTCTGGTGCGTAGTCAGAACTTCTTTTACGCGCTCGGCGTCATGGGTCGCAATTGCTTCTTTCATTTCGTTTCTGATCGTCAGTACCTCAGCCGCGTGGGTATAGAAGCTCTCTGTTTCAGCCCGCTTATCCAAACCGCCGACAACTTTTCTTAGGAATGGAATGCCTGACACCTCAACATCCGCTCCATCCCCAGTGATTGCCATGTAGGCACCACGGGCAGTTCGTTGTGCAAACTTCCCTGCTGAACCTGTAATGAAATCCATCAAATAGGAGAGTGTCTCCGGCGAGATATCAACCGCTCCAGGTATGGCTGTCGTGCCTCCGCTGATTTTGTTTATCCATTCACTCAGCTTCACATATGGCAACGCTGTATTCGACCAATATAATTGGCTGTTTGGTTTCTGCCCCGGAGAGAATGGATTTTGTTCAGGCACTATCGTCTGACCGGCGAAATTTTTGTTGGTGGACAAGTCAACAAGTGGATCGAAAAGCGTCGGCGACACGAAATTGAGCCAGTTCTGGGTGCCCCCAAGGGGGTTGGCTGCATCCAGCGCGGTCATGATGGTGGAATTCACCGCTTTGCCGACAGGCGTCTTCCCGGCAACCATCGAGGACAAATTGCGGCCCGCGTTGTAGAACGCATTGAACCCGTAAGGCATTGGAATGGCGATGTACTTCGTTGAGCCTGGCATCATGAGGATCATATTGTGCTCACCCGCCCACGCTTTCGTGCGCATGATCTTGTCGTAGGCGTTCTCCCCATCCTTGTCATCGGGGGACATGGCCCGGTTCAGCATGTCGATGAGGAAGGCCGTGCCGACAATGCCATAGGCGATCTTCCTCACCCGAGGGGACTTGAGCGCTCCCACCATCACCATGGTGCCCTGGAGTGATGCGTTGTAGAACAGGTACAGGCTGTTCATCAGCGTCTTGTATTGTCCGCCCCTGGAGAAGTTGACGGTGATGTTCCGGGCCAAGGTCCCCGCTTGCTCCTTCGTCGCCCCTGCATCGATGGCCGCTTTGTAGGCAGCAAGCCGGGTGGCATTCTCGAACACCGTATTGACCTGCTCCAGGTATTCCCCGACTGCACGCACCGTATCCATCACCTTGCCGGTGACACCTCTCCCATCCTGCATGGCCTGCACCCGTTTCTGGATCACCTCTATCTTTTTCCCGATGTCCCGCAGCCCGAGAAAGGCGGTCTTCCCGCCATGTCGGCTCATGTCATCGAACGCCATTGCCCATTCGTTCGTCGCTGCTGCCGGGTCGTTTTTCAGCGCGAGATACACCCCCTTGATGGCTGACGGGATGTTTCCCGCGATTCTTCCAGCCACCCCCTTGTAGTCCGTGCCTTGCAGCACGATCTCCGCCATTGCTATGTCTTTGGGAAGGTTGGACAGGAAGAACTCCGGGTTCCAGGCGGTGTTGACGCGGGCAAGGATAGTGTTTAACCGGCCCATGACTTTGATGATGGTGCCAGCGGTTTCATTGTTTGCCGGATTCACCCCCTTGATCGCCGCAGCAAGGCGGTGGTCATGGATGAGGAACTGCGCTTCCCGGATTTTGCCTGGATTCTGCTGGTCGGCTTCCTTGACGACGAGCGTGTTCGGGTCGTTGTAGGCCGGGTGCTGTTTAACCCTGATGGCTCCATCCTCATCCACTACCCATTCCTTCTGCGTTGGCACGAACTTCTGCTCCTCAACCGTGCCCTTCATGATGGGTTCAGCCGAACGCACCAGTCCGGCAAAGGCCCGCCCCACGTTTGCCGACTCCGCGCGCTCGATGGCTTTCTCGTTTTGCATGATGGCCTGAGCAATGACATGCTCCGGGTCTTTCTTGCGTCCGGTCATCTGCGGGTCTTCCCGCCCGCGCACATCGCCCATCAGCCCGGTCTTCCTCCACTGCGGGATCGGCGACTCGTCCACGTCCTCCTCGGACTTCCGTAACGGGGCATAGTGTTTAAACCCGAGGGCTGGGTCGTACACCTCGGTCAAGGCGTTGTCCTGCCGCACCTCATTCGTATTCCGGATGATGTTATCGAACAGGTCGCCAATCTTCTGCATCTGCGCTGCGCCATATTGGGCCTCGATCTTCGCCTGCAACACCGGGGCAGCAGCGTCGGTATAGCTCGGGCCGGAGCCGTTGATGACGCCGAACTTGGCCTTGAGATAGGCATTGCGCTCGGGCGCATGGCGGGCGGCGAGCCAGGCATCGGCCTCGTTGATGGGGACTTTGCTGCGCTTCAACTCATCGATCAGCGGGGTGTAGAGCGTCCTCTCCGCCCGGTCGATGCGGTCGCCGATGACGTTGTTCAGGGCATCGGCCTTGACGTAGGAATTGAAGGCATCGGGCACCGAGCCGTTACGCGCCTTGATGAAGTCGTTTAACCGTTGCAGCGACAGGTTGCGGTCCTGGAACTTGATACGCAGGTCATCCCGGTGGCCCATCGGCGTGGTGAAGTCATGCACCGCATCAGCGAGCACCGGGAAGCGCCTGCCGAGGCGCTCGGCCAGCCCTTCATCCCGCACCATCCGCACCCCGTCGCCAGTCAGGGAGAACTTCTGGTTCTTCGGGTCGAACTCCTCGTTCCACACGCTCTTGATGTTCCTGCCATCGAACACCGCCACATTCGTCACGGCGTCCTCGGTGATGGTCATGCCGTCATAGCCCGCAGCGCGGATGACGCTATGCACCGGATGCTGCTCCATGGCGGGCCAGTTGTGCGTGGCTTCGCCAAAGTTGTTGACGATGTAGGCTTCCACCCTCCGTATCATTCCCTGCGTGGGGCGGATGCTGCTTTGCAGGATGTCGATGTAATCCTGCGTCTCCGGCAGGTCCGACATGGAGGTGAGCAAGCTCAACAACCTTTGCTCGTACAGCTTGTCCTTGGTTTCTCTGAGAATGCGCGCCGCGCCTTCCGGAGTTTTGAGTTCGTGATATTTCGGATTTACATAACTCAGGGTCCGGAGTTCGACCATGTGCAACTGCTCTGCATTTTTAAACGCTGCATTGCGAACGAGGGAGATTAAACGCCGCATGTCGTCGCGTTCTTCCGATAGCAGGTAGCGCCCACGGGCGAACGCCGGAATGACCACGCCCATGTGCGTGTCCTCCGGGTCAACCAGGCCATACTGCGCATCATATCCAGCGTAGCCGCTCGCAAAGGACGGGCTCGTAGAAAGAAATGTCATTGGGTAGAATCCACGCATGCCTGGCTCGAATGACTCGAACAGGGTGTGCCTCGGCTCCGTGTCGGTATGCACCGGGTAGCCGGTGCCATGGTACAGAACCAGCGGCAGGTTGTTCCGATCACGAAGATTGGAGCGGCTGTCGTAGAAATTGGCGAACTTCGGGTTCAGCGTCAACCCGCGCACATAGACATCAGAGATGGAGTATTTCCGCCTGTCCGCATCCATCTGCACCTGCTGCTCTGGCGTGATGACGGAGGCTATCGACGGGGCCTGACTGACCGGCCCGCGCAGGATTGATGCAGCCCGCTCGTCCTTCAGGATCGACTGCACCCCGAAATGAAGGTTCTTCGGCAATTCATCGGGCTTCGTCCAGGCGTAGCCCTGCGTCTCCCAATCCATGCTCGGGGTGAATTCATGGTCCACCTCGGCAATGAAATTGTGATACGAAAACGCACCCTTCTTGAAGGTGTAGAGCGGGGTCAGGTCAAACACACCACTGTATCCAGCTTCTTCCATCACCTCCCGGCGCACCGCATCCTGCGGGGTTTCATTGCGGTCGATGGCCCCGCCCCAGGTGCCCCAGGTTCCTGGCTGCTCCACATCCTTCGAGCGATGCGCCAGCATCACCCGGCCCGTATCCCGCGCCCGGAAGATGACCCCGGCCCCGGCATTGCCCCAGAAGCCCGTCTCGGCCAGCGCCCTGGCGTGCGCTTCTTCGTCGGCCATGGAGTAGCTCGAACCAGGGTGGGTGGAGAACGTGCTTTCTGGCGGACTTTCAGGAGGAACTGAAACAATCCATCGTGAATTGATGCTACCGCCTCGCGGATACTCGATTAGCTCCGCTTTGTTTAATTCATGCATTACCTTATGCGGAATTTCGGTGCCATCATCGAAAATAGATTTTGCGGAATTGCCGAACATGAGCGTCGGGAGATCGCCACCTTGCATGCGTTTAAGCACCTTCTTTGCGGCAGGAGATAATTCCTTGTCAGATAGCGAGAACCTGCCAGATGACGGGGATGGTCCTACTCCCGCATCAGCCGCAGATGGTCTTCCAGGCTCTCCGCCTGCGGGGCGGTCTTCACGGCCTTCTCCAACAAGGCGACGTACTCCGGGGAGGTCACTCTCATTCCCTCCTGCTTCGCTGGCCTCAGCAAGCCTTCCAGATACCCCTGCGCTCCCGGTGGATTCTGGCCCACCAGCCAAGCGGATTCCACGATTCGTGAGATTTCCATTTCTGGTCCTTGTAAAATAATCCGTTACGGCCTTGTAGTCGCGCAGCAGTTCACGCAGGGTGACGACGATCTTCTGCGAGTCCCCTGATACCGCCAGCACCACCCCCATGCGTTGCAGTTCTGGAATGAACCCAGTCTCGCTGTGGTTGTGTTCCGTGTGATGGACAAGCTCATGGATCATGGTGCTCAGTACCCTGACGCTCGCCTGATGAATCGAGGCCGGGTCTGTGCCGAATCCATCGCGCACGATGGTCGGGTTGAGCATCATTGCCTTGAACGGGATGGACGTGTTGACCCCGTAATACTCCGTGTCCACGCTAACTCCGACCGGAACCTGGCTTGCATCCGCATATTGCGGCCCGCCCTCGCGCACCACCGCATCGCGCACGCGCTTGAACACATTGCCCATGCCGCGCAGATACCCGTACAGTTGCGCCGTCCCCACCTCCTTCGCCGCTTCTTCGAGGTAAGGCTTGCCATCGAGCAACACGTTATCGTGGACGATGAGCATCTGTGGGTCGAGCAGGTTTTGATCCACCCGGAACTGTGTTGGATCACGCTGCATGGCCTTGAGATTTTCCTTGGTCATCTCAGGCATGATGCGGTTATTCACATACAGTCTGCCGTCCCTGACTTCCACCTTGTCGTTCTTGTCGATTTTAAGCGTCGTGCTCTGCTTCGCTGGCGGGACATTGAGGTTGACGCGCGTCATGCGCGTTCCATCTGGCGACCATTGCGCCAGCGTGCCGAAGGATGATGTGGAGGCTTCATCCTGTTTGTTGGCGTAGAGCACGTTGATATATTTTGTCAGCGTCTCGAAGTCCGACTTCGCCGCCTGCGAATATCCCTTGCGGTTCAGTGAAATCGGATAGTTTGGCGCATCGGCTTTGACATCCGGTTCGATGTTGAAGAAGAATTTATATGGAACCGACCCGGAAAATATATCCAGCGGGTCTTTGCTGATCTTCTCATCGAACTGAAATAACCCATTTGATAGCACCGACACGTTGTTATAGCCTGGGTACTGTGTCTCGGCCACCAGCACGCGCACTTTGCCCCACGGAAACTTCGCCACTGTCATCACGGTATATTCATCTGCTGGGAAATTCTTTCCGATGGGCACCGTATCGCCGTTCACTCTGACATTGACGGGCTCGAACAGCGGGCTTTCCTTGAGGAAGCGATGCGCATCATAGGAATCTGGAAACTGGATGGGCTTATCTGTCCCGTCCTCATCGTCGTGGTACGTCTCCGGCACCTTGACTGTAACCACCGTACCTGATGGTGCGGACGTTTTACGCATTAGGATATCCGGTGCCTTGGATGGGTCAGTGAATGCGCTCATGAGTTGCGCACCGGAAGTATTCAGGGTGCTCTCTAGGCCGTTACGCACCGTGCGCAGTTGCAGCGATTCGTTGCCGAACAGGAACAGCATCTTTGCAATGCCAAGCCCGCCGGATGCCCGTTCCGTTTCCTTCTGCGTTCCGGCGAGCGTGAGGAATGCCTTGTTGATCGTCTCCGGCGTCATGCCCGTGCCATTGTCGGTCAGCGTAATGGTTCGGTGCGTATCGTCCAGGTCGATGTCAATGTTTGCCTCGCCCTTGTGGCCTTGCGCCAAGGCTCCCTTCAACGCATCGAAGGAGTTCTGGAACATCTCCTTGATTGTGACCGGGCCGATGTCCTTCATGTTGCCGTACAACTGCGGGCCAAGGAGTTTCGCCATGCGCGCCATGTCCACGCCTGGCGTAGCACGCACGCTACCGGGCTCATCGGCAAGCGAGAACTTGCTGCTCTTGTCCTGGGCAATCAGATCGCGTGCGGCCTGTGCTGCATCATCATAGGAATCATGCATCGACTCCTGCCCCTTGTAGAGCAGGTGATGTTTGGTACCGATGACATTGCCCTGCGCGTCACGGTATTCATGGCGCGTCAGGATGGCGGGGAATAGCGGCCCGCGCGACCACGCTTGTACGCTTGAGTGCGGCGTTACATCCTTGCCGCCTGTCCGGTCGGAAAGGGAGAGCTTCGTTCCTGGCGCTACTTGGGCTTGGCTGGCGGCATCGATTTCGAGCTTGGCAGCGTTCCGCCGAGCATCATGTAGCCGAGCGAGTAAATCCGGTCCCCCGGCTGCGCGACTCTCTCTTTCGAGAGCACTTCCTCCGGGGTCGGGATTGGCCCCGGTGGTGCCCCAGTTGTGAACGAAGTACCGGGTTTCAGCGCCAAAGGTACTGGTTTGCGCAATGTCATGGTGCAATGCCTTTGCAAGGATTCTCATCTGGATGTGGAAGTCCGCATCCGTCATCATGAATGGTACGCCGTCAGCACGGAAGTTCAATACGGCAATCTCATTCGGCGCAACCTTGGTGTAGGACATTTCAGGATGCGCCTGCTGCAACAGGGCGTACACGATCTGTTCCTGTTGTAACGTCAGGTCTTGTTTAAACTCGAAGCTGCGCCCTGCGGCATAGCGCGGATCGTTCTGGTTGAACGCGATGTCCGGCCTGATCCACGGCACTGCTGCCTGCCGAAACACGTACTGCCATGCACGCACGTACTGGTTCACCTTTATCTGCGGCGTATTGCCGGGGAAGCGCACCAGCGCATTGGGATTGACGTTACCCTCGAACGCACCCGTCGATAGCGTGATGCTCGGGGCCGGAATGCGCAGGCCCGTGGCGATGATGTCCGTGCCCGCCCTGGGCTGGATGAGGTTGATGCCGCTCCGGGTGAAGGCTTCCCTCGCTGGCGTGGGCAGGCTCAAGATAGCAGGGCCTACCGCTATTTCCTTCGCCGGTACTGTCTCCAGCGCCCCTGTGCGGTTGCCGTATTCGTCAGCAAGCGATTGCCTTGTCTGCGGTGCTGCCTCGCCTGTCTGCCTGCGCATCTCACCAGTGGTTCCAATTCCCGCCTCGCCTTGGCCCATGCGTTCGAATATATCGTCGGCGGAATGGAAGCCTTGGCCTGTCAATCCATTGCGCAGCGCCTCGAAGAAATTGCGTATCTTGTGATAGATGCCTGGGAAGAACCCGGACACATGCAGATCGCCCATGGCGTGCGCTGCGAACATGTCGGCCACAGCTTCTTCGTGCAGGCTTTCCTGCGTCAGGTTCTGTCCGGCATAGCGCGTGCGGATCGAATCCTTGTGCTTGCCAATGGGCCGGTCGAGCCAGCCTTCGCGGTCGATCTTCGCTTTCAGCAACTCCCAGTTCTTATCCGAGATCAAGCCATGCTCTCGCAGGGCATGGACGATCTCATGGTGCAGGGCGCGCATCGGCTCGCGCATGGGCGAATCCAAGGCCACCGCAATCATGTTGGCGAAATCGCGCCATTCCCCTTCAGCCCGCCTGCCGACTCCAGCGGGGATGAGGGTTTCAAGCGACAGCGCTACCTGCTTCGCATCCAGTCCTGCCTGTGTCATCACGCCCTGGAGCATGCCTCGCATGTTGTAGATTTGCTGTGCCGCGAGAGCAGCCTTGGGCACTACATTCGGCTGAACCTTGACCGGGGTGCGTATCCTCGCTGCAACCTCTGCGGGTGAACCACCTTGCGGAACGATGACCGACGCCACCCCGCCAGCCGGGGCTGCACCACCCTGCCTGCGAGTTGCTTCGTCCGCAGCCATTTGCGCCACCCGTTGCTGGGCAATGGATGGGCCAGGAATCCGGCCAAGGGATTGTTCCTCCGGTGTCCGTGTGTCTTCTCCAGCTTGCCGCATGGCAGACAGGGCTTCGTCGGACGAGCGCTCAACCCCAGCCGCACGCGCTGCTTCTTCGGTGGGGAAGGTGGCAATGGGTTGGGCTTGCCTGACTCCGTTCGTGGACCCGTACAGGGAATGCCCCTGGGTCGTTCCCTGGGCCGTTGCGGTGGTCGTTGGGACAATCTGATGTCCAGGTATCAACTCGGGTGCGTTCGCGCCTACAGCGGCCCCTACGGGCCTTCCATGAGCCTCTGCGGGCATTCCTGTGGCAGCTTCAGGTGCGGCCAGCTTGGTCAGGTCGGTGAGGACGGGGAATTTTTGCATCTCCTGTAATATCTTCAGCACAGCAAAGCGCTGCGGGTGGGACATGGTAGTAATGTCTTCCCAGCCCGTGATCTGCTTCATCAAACTCCGGAACCCTTCGTTCTTCCCGCCGTTGGTGACGATGTTTGCATCGTCATGCGCGGCCTTGGTGATCTGATCCTCAGATACCTTGGCCTTCAGCTTGAATCCGTGCCGGATGGCAAGCAGGCGGTCGATGTGGTTTGCTCGGTCTGCTCCGGACGTGGTGCCGTTTTCAGAGAGCGCCGCTGTCACCTCGCTGATGGTCATGCGTTCCGGAACAGGCTGTCCCGTCTTCTCCGCTATCCGCTGAACGAGCGGTGCGCCAAGTTCCTCTGTTGAGAATGTCTCTGCTTGCGGGATGACTGGCGCAGCCGGTGCTGCCTCTAGCGTTGGCGCAGCCTCACCTTTGTGTTCCAGGCGTAATTGTTCTGGATCGACGCCTGTAGCGCCTACATTCTGCGCCGTGCGGGCTTCTTCCCTGCGTTTTTGTGCTTCCAACAAGGCATACAGACCTTCCTGGCTCGGCATATCACCGGGTTGCAGCAGGTCCCTCGCCAAGGGCGGCTTCGCCGGGCCTTCCAGTCCAGCCATGCGCGCAAGACCGCCTATTCCGGCCCCACCCACCCCACCGGCCAACCCGGCCTGGAGGATGTTCTCCATGCGCTTCGAGGTAAAGAAGTCGGTGTCGGTCAGATTTGCCGCTGCCGCTTCCTGCATCACCTGCTGCGCAGCTTCGGTGAACGTCTCGGCCATCGTGCCGGAAATTGCTGGATGTTCCGCGACAATCGCTGAAAGTTTCGATGCAAGCGTACTTGCGCCAGCCGCTTCGACTTCCTTCGCCGTACCCCCGCCCAAGGCCCTGCCTATTGCCCGGACCAGCGGCTTAGTCCCATAGGTGGACAATGCCTTTGACATTTGCCCGAGGGTGAAGGTATCGAGCATGCTGATTGGGACGGCCACCACCTTGGCCCACAGCTTCGCCTGATCGTCCGGGATGTTCTCCTGCCGGAACTGAAGATAAGTATCGCCAAGGTTGAGCGGATAGGCCCCGGCAAAGCCCCCGGCCAGCCCGCCAACTACCCCACCGGGCGGTCCAGCCAGGGCAGTACCGGCAGCGGTGCCTGCGGCCATGCCACCGAGGATCAAGGGGGTCGAGGTGATTGCACTGCCAAGCCCCTGGCCCAATGTTTCGCCAACCACCTGGCGTGGTTTTTCAAGCAGTGCGAATGGACCCGCCGTGGGGATGTCTGCCGGTGGACCGTTGATGTCTTCCTGGGACAGAGTGCCTATCCCGGCAGCAGCACCAGCCGCCTTCAGATTCGGGATGAATCCCTGGAATGGCTGTTTAAATGCAGAGCCAAGGGACTCAAAGAAACCGTAGCGATGCGGTTCTATGCCGTGCGCAGGAAGAATCTCTTTTTCGATAACACTGTTGATTTCATCACTGGACATGTCCTCCGGGAAGCGGACATTGCCAACGCCTTCAATTGCAACAAGAGCCATGGCCTATGGTTTTCCGGGTTGATAACCACCTGCCCTTGTGTATGTGTATGCGCCAATCGGAGCCGGAGTCGTATCCTCCTTTGGCATGCTTCCAAGCCCTTTCCTTATCATTTCCTCAAGTTTCATCTGCGTGATGGCGCTGTTCCTTGCCTCCCGGTAGATATATGCCTCACGTTCCTCATCGGACAGGGAGCCAAGTTTCTGCCCAAGCGGGGTTGCCGCAGAGTCGGGTCTGGTAAGGATATTCATGAGCGTCTTGCGCCCCTCTGCAACATGAACGCCGATTGCCCCGTATAGCTTATTCTTCTCCTCCTGCCCGAGCTTCAGCTTCATCAACTGATAGTCGGAATCGAGACGGGCCTGCGTATCATTCGCGCTTGTCGCGGCATGAATGTTCGCTGCTGCAATCGTGGCAGCGTTTCTTTCCCTTCCCTCGGCAAGACCGAACTGGCCGGAGATGGCGTGTCCTATTCCTTGTGCCCACATCTGCTTCTGGTCGCTGGTCAGTTTGGCGAACTGATCCTGGAGATGTCGCTGCTGCGTCATCGCCCTATCGACATTGCCGACAGCTTCTGCCCGCTGCGCCTGCTCATAGGTGGCTGCAAGCGTGGTCAGCTTCATCTTGGTATCGTCATCCGCCTTCTGCGTTTCGAGGTACTGCCTCATCCCCGCTCCAGCCCCAGCCCCGATGTTCGTCATGGCATACGGGCTGGTGCCAGCCATGGTGGCGAATCCAGCCTGCATCAGTGCCTGTCCAAGCCTGCTTCCGCGTTGGTCAGCAAGCTCCCCTTGCATCTTCTTCAGTTCGGCCATGGATGTTTCATAGGGCTGCCCTGAAGGCATCAAGGCATCGGTTTCTCGTTTGATGTCAGCCAGTGGCCGGTTGGCCTGCACCCCAGCCTTCGCCAGGTCTGCGGTTCCGGGCGCGTTCTTCATCGCCTCAGTCACTTGATTCATGATGGCCTGAATATCAGGCGTGTTCGCTGTGCTCTCAGGCATCTTCAATCCCACCCCGCCAGTGCGGACAATCGGACGTTTATACGTGTCATCCGGGTTCGGTGGCGGCGGCACAACCACATTCGCCCCGCCAGCGCCAAGACTGGTTGGCCCGCTGATTCTTTCTTCGGGTTCTCCGGTGTACAACGACGGTGTTACTGCTGCTGGAGATGTTGTTGGACGCAACGGATCAAACGATGGATCAAGACTTTGTTGCCATGTTGGATTGACGGTTGGTTCACGGGACCTGTCGTACATCGCGCTAGGGATATTCGACAAGTCATACCCTTGCCTACCGAACAGGGTATTTCCAAGCCATGCCGGATAACTATCTGGTTCAGGTACGGTTTCACCATTAGCAAGCGACACGATTCCACCACCAGCATAGCCTTGCGGCTTCATCGGTTGCTGCATCGGCTGCGGCGGTTGCTGTTGCGCCATGGGCTGCTGCGCTCCTTGGGTAAGCGGTTGAAGCATCTGCTGTCCGGGCTGGAGCATTTGCTGGCCTGGTTGCGGCTGCGGTGCCTGCTGGAATAGTTGTGGCTGAGGTGCAAGGGTGCCTGGGGGCAAAGCCCCGATACCAGAAAATTCCCTCTGCAAATCTTCCATGACGGTGGAGGTGGGTGGATTGCCGCCTTGCTGCAACCGGGCCGCATCCATCAACTGTTTCTTGCCTATCAGGGCTGGAGCCGCCACCGCTGCTGGCATCGTCGGAAACTGCCCGGCAATGGCTTGCTCCAACTGCGGGATGCTCATCCCCTGGGCTTGCTGCCAGAGAGCGTTTATATCAGGCATGTCATTGTCCTATCTTGTTGGCGAGCGAACCCAACCCTGCCCCAGCCATGCCTATCCCCGCAAGCTGGCCATATACCGAAGGTGGGGCCTGGAATGTCTGTGCGTCTGTGGTGGGGCTGACTGGCAACCCGCGCAGGATGCCGGAGAGGAATCCAAGCTGTTGCTGCGGATAGGCTTGAGCATTCTGGAACTGGTTGTAAGCGGCATTCAACTGGTTCTGCTGCTGCGTCTGCTCCAATGCCCCAAGGGTTTGCAGATTGTTGATGCCCTGCTGCCCCATATTGGCCTGCTGCCCGCCGATGTTGGCAAGGTTTTGCCCCTGCAATCCAGCGAGGCCATAGCCGGACAATCCCAACTGCTGCGCTCCTTGTGCAAGCTGTCCCTGCTGTCCCATCGCCTGCAAGGCCGTGTTGAATCCCTGCTGTCCACCCTGCATCTGGATGTTGTTGAGGAGCGTATTCTGGTTGAACTGATCCTGCGAACCGCGCAGTTGGTCCCTGTACCCGCCCAAGGCCCCGTGGGACGCCGCCTGGGCGCTTGCCGCGTTTTGCTGCTGCCCGAATTGCACATTCGCTTGCTGCTTCGCAATGTCCGTCACCCCCTGCTGGTAAGGGTTCATCCATTGCTGCACATTCTCCGGAGAATAGATTGAGGCAAGGCCGGACGCGCTCTGTCCCAAGCCGAGTGCTCCCTGTCCAGCCTGTTGCGTTAGCCCGGCACCAGCACCCAAATTGCCTATGCCCTGCCCGGTCTGCTGTGCCTGAAGCCCAGACGCATTCGCCCCAGTATTGATGGCTTGCTGCTGCAACGGGGAAGTATTTGCAACAAGCTGGCCTGGATAGGCTGGGTACGCTCCCTGCGATACATCCTGCGCCCGGTTGAGCATCGACAAGTAATACGGCATCGCCTCAGGGGCAACATTGCTCTGCGTCACCGTCTGACTGGTTGCCGCAGGTGGAGCACTCCCCCCACCCTTGCCATTCACCGGAATTGGTGGAAGCCCCAATGCCAGGAGTCGTACCTGTTCAGGCCGCAGCAGCATATTTCACCTCTATTTTTCCAATCCAGCGCTCGGCTTCTTCAACGAGCAACCCGTACACCCAGCCATCGGAACCGTTCCGATACACCCGCCGGAGCAACCCTTCGCGTTTAAACCCAATGCCTTCGCAGAGCCGTATCGACGGAAGGTTCGTGCGTTCGATGATGCAGGTCACACGGCCAGCACCCACATCGCGGAACGGATAGGACAGCAATGCCTTGATCGTCCTGCGACTGGCCCAGCGCGGGCTGTCGGCAGCGATAGCCATCTGCATGTTGTTTCCGTCGTAATCATAATAAAGACAAGCAGCAATGATGCTTTTGCCGTTCCCAATAGCAATCCCTACATTAGGTCCAGCCGATCTCATCACCGGAACCCGTTGCAAAACCCACGGCCCACAATCCAGTCCATACAAAATATCGAGGCTCACGCTGGCAATACCTCGTCAGGATTGATATCCTGCGGCTGCTTCGGCAAACCTGCTGTCCTGTTTATACGCTGGACCATATCGTGTAATCGCTGGCTACCGGCTTTGGTTGAACCGTTACCAAGAGCAGCCACGGTACGCGCTGGTATAACGTGTTCACCTTGGCTAAGAGCAGCAGGTTGCGCACCGTCAATAAGCGCAGAAATCCCATCACTGGTTCCTGTTCCAGGCCCATCCACCAATCCGCCACCACCACTAAAGGCAGCAGTAAGTAAGGGATCATTTGGCGATCTGATTCCGAGCTTTAATAGGGGGCTGTCCGGATTGCGTAGGTCGCGCTGCGCTGCTACCAGGGTTGGATAAGAACTGCGTATAAACGCAGTGGCCGAACGTCGCCGGGCGATCTCCTGAGCCATACCTGGAAGCGGAGCCAACCCGCCGCCAGCGAGAGAAACGATGCCGCCGCCAGCATAGCCCAGTCCCTGTAGATGCGGAGCGGAGTAGGCGTTGTACATCGCCATCGGGTCCATCAGCGTCTGACTCATCGGCCCCGGCTTAATCTGCGCAAGGCGTGACTGTAAGGCTGCATCCTGCTGCTCCTGACGCTTAGCCATTAATTGCGCCTGGGTTCTTCCGGCAAAGGTGCTGGCAAGACCAAATGCAGAAGCACCCAGCATGCCTGAGATATATGGGTGTTTGTCGATAAACTGACCGACAGGTTTGAATTTGTCTGCAAACTGTCCCGCCTGATCCCAAAAACCAGGTTGTGCCAAAGACGATAAACCTGCTCTCGTTGCTTCATAAGCCGGATAGGCAGAACCTGCACCGGCTGCATTGGCGGCAGCGTCAAGACCAGCATCAGCCCCTAGCGCTGAACTACCGGCACCAAAAGCCGTTCCGGCAGTTCCAGCAAGAGATGCAGCCTCCGCAGCCGCAGCATCGGCAGCCATTACCTCGGCTAAGGTTCCTCCATAAATAAGACCTGGCATGACTTACGCCCTCTCAATCAAGGTTTCATCGATCTTCTCCGGGTCCGTCACCTCGGAGGCATGGACACAGAACCATACAATGTCATCCAGCGCCTTGATGATGTGACGCTGCCCGCGCACGATGATGATGATGGACCCAGGCTGGTATTCAGTCTTCTTGCCATCGACCTCGACTTCCGCCCGGCCCTTGCACAGAAAGGAAAAATGGTCATAGGTGTGAGCATGGGAGAGGATGTAACGGCCAGCAGGAACCCGTATCTCCTTGGCGTAGATGCCGGTGGCAAAGTGATGCTGTGTATCGCCCTGTGTCATTGTCATGAACTACTCTACCACGTTAAGTTTAAACGCTAAATTGCCGTACCCAGGTCGGTCGTCGTCAACGTCCCGGTCGTGGATACCGTAATCTCCCAGAAGTGGGGCGGCGTGGCGGCGTCACGGAGGATGAGTTTCTTGCTTGGGTCGATGACGATGTTCCGGCGCTGCATGTTCTCCACCCCCACCGCCCACAGTTCGAGCTTCCTGAATATCCTCTGGAAAGAACTCGCATCGTATTCATCCGGCGCAAGGTCAATTCGCAGTGGCATTACCGTCTCCCATCCTCGCGTGCTTGTACACGGGTAACGCCCAACTGCCAGTTCACACCGATGCCTGTGGATTCGATCCTGAAATTCGCCTGCCGTCCGCGCAGGCGCACCCATAGCTGGTCGGTATAACGCTCTGGATCGACCTGCGACGCCGAGGCCACGGTGGAAACAACGGGTGTACTGTAGGCCGAACCCGGCGCACGGCGCGTCTTCAAGGTCAGCGTCACCGTGGGGTCCACCACCGTCGAACCCTCGAACGACACATCAGGCAGGATGCGGTTGACGAACATCAGCTTGTCGCCATTGCCAATGTTCAGGTCAGCCGTTTCAATGAAAGACACAATGGGGGATATAGGCTCGGTGGAACCATCGTCCACCCCCCAGTCCTGCCAGTACAGGTAGCCATTTTGGTCCGTCGCCTGCGGGTTCGAGCGCAGGTGGCTGTCGATCCAGGCGGAACGGGCGAGCGTGCCGTAGGTCCACACGTCCTCCTTGAAGTTGTACGCCACCATCCGGTCGATCAGCGTGGAGTTGGCCGAGCAATAGAACCAGATGATCTCGCTAAAAGCATTGTTGTTTGCCGCATATACCTGATAGAACTGCGTCGGGTTGATGTCCATGAACACATGCCGCCACAGGTCGCAGCGCAGGGTGTCCACCCGCCCGTTATAGAAATAGAACTTATCCCGCCCCATCCAGTAGGCAATCTCATCGCCCACCGCCACTGCGTTCGGCCCGGCAAACGAAATGTTGCGCGACAGGAAGGTGAACCCGAACGTATCTGGAGGCCCCAGGAATTGCATCGAATACACCGATGAATCCGTCCACACCAGCACCTCGGCCTTCATCTTGCGCGAAGTCAGGATCGTGCTTCCGGTGGACAGCCGGTATCCACCGGCGGTATTGGTGATCGTGGGCGTCCAATCAGCCAGGCTTTCCTGCGTGGCCCAGCGGATGAATAACGGGTCCTGGATCGCAGTGCCAAGCTCATTCGTCCCAAAAGCAACGAGGTGCCTGTCCTCGGTGAACAGGATCGACGATGCCACCGTGGGCACATCGCTTGCCCCGGCAATCGTGGTCAGGTTGATCGCCCGCGTTCCCACACCGCTGGAAGCGTCCCAGTAAAAGATCGGCCCGTTCAGCAGGTTGAATACCAAATCCTCGCCGAAATTGTCCTGGCTCCATAACCGAAGCTGCTGCGTAATTCCAATGCCCATGGTGGAACCCGGTACGGTAATCGATGACCCCCATGTCCCGCGCCCCCAGGTGCCCGTGCCCCAACCCACTCCGGCTGTGGCAAATAACAATCCCACGTTCACCTGATACGCCGCCACCACCGCGATTCCACCGCCCGACGAGGTGGCATTCGGCGTGGCTCCGACAACGATGGAATACGAGTTCGCATCGATAACCGTGATCTCGAATTCCTGGTTTAAATCCCCTGCGGTGAGGCCGTTGAACCCGGTCGCTCCGGAGAAGGTGACGAAATCCCCATTCGCTGCGCCATGCCCGACATGGATGACAATCACCGTTGTCGAACCGGAAGTCGTCGAAAACGGATCGGCTCCAATCGTCATGGGGGGAAGGCGCAGCGGGGTTATGTCATTCAGCGTCCCGCCTTCTTCGAGGTAATACTTCACATTGGTCCCGATGGCGAGCAGGTTCAAACCCGCCAGCGTCAGCCAGCCGAACAACGCCCTGGCTACACCGAGGAACTGCACCGAGTTGCACCGCACCCAACCACCTATCTTCTGCGGCTGTCCGGACTTGAAGCGCACCATGTCACAGGCATAGAAATGACCGGATTCAGTGAATCTGCTTCCCTCCTGGTTCACGCCTGGCTTCAAAGCAAGTGGAATGAGTGGCATGGTCAGATCAATACTCAATCCATTTCGCGCCACTGTAGATCAACTTGAACACAGCGTTGGCCGCAAGCAACTTATTCGCTCCACTCGTGGTCTGGATATTGGCATTGTTCGTCAGCGTCGTGTTGGCATTGGTCGTCAGCAGGTAGATGACCTGACCGGCACGCGGATTGAGAAAGTTAGTGATTGCGGTCACGCCGCTGTTCGTGACCGTGAAGCAGTTTCCGTACTTCACATCAGGCGTTGCGGATAGATCAGGGAATAGCTGAAATGGCGAGAGCGCAAGCGGCCCGTACAACTGCGCGACCTTGTCAGTCAGCGGTCGCGGTTCCTCCTTTGTCAAGTCCACACCAATGAAGCACGTAGGTTCCGAAAACCACACATCGCCGGTCTTGTTCAGCCCGTCCGTGTCGGAGCGCAGCATGATCTCTATCGTTGTGGTTCCTGCTGGAATCAACGCCATCGCAGTCAGCAATTCCCAATTGCCGCTGCCGCTGTGGACGCAGTTGCCGAAGGTATTGATCTTCAAATTGCCCAATCCCGCCACGGCGCTCTTGCACCACACGGAGGCAACAAGTGTGCGCTTTTCCAGGTTCGCAGCCGAGACCTGGTTTGGCGAACGATTTGCGCCGGTAGGAGATGCGATAGAAAACGCCAGATTCGAGCGTGATGCTGCGAGCGTACATTTGACCGAGAACGCAGCGCCACGCACGGTCGCGGCATCTTGTGACCAAGCCCCGCTATTCACATGCCAATTCGTCGGGCATGAGTTGGCAGCGTCCCAGGACTGGAAGTGAGAGTTAGCTATAAGATTCTGGCGCGACTTGTTCGACTGCGGGAACTGCAAGTTGAACCCGACCGGGCCGAATTCTACGTTGTTCCCCCATCCCTCGTCCAAGATCATTGAATTGATGTTTGCAAAGTTCTTCGTGAGGTGTACACCAGTGATCGAGCAGGAGAACGAATTGGCGTCGAACCAGTACAGCTTTGCCGGTGATCCAGTCTCGTAGTAAGGCTCATGCACATTGATGTTTATGCCGCCAATCTTGTATGCTGCGGTGCCCACGGCAATTGTCTCGATCGGATCGCAGTCGCCTTTATAGAGCGTATTGGCGGTGCCGTTGAGCACATAGGGGATATCGAACCTGCCATTGACGGTGATGTTGCGTCCGCTGTTCGCGTTGGACGACGGGAAGCCGCCATCGTTAAAGTACCCGACCAACGCGTTGACGCCAGCGGCGGTCGTGTTCCGTATGTAAATGTTGTCAATCTTGGCGTAGTAGCAACCGCCTGCGACAACTCCGGTCGGGGAAGGATAGATCGTTGCGAGGGAACCCGTTCCAACACGGAACGAAACCTGATCGAAGTTTTCAACATATATAGACTCGACCACGGGATGCGTTCCAAGTACGCATACCCCGCTTTGGTTCGCGGCATAGCTTTTAAGCAAGAACCGCCTGAACTCTTGCCCGCGCCATGTGTTCAGCGTCATCGCATAGCCAACGCCGTAATAGCTGAATTCGACGCCTCCAAACTCCGGATGCGCAGTATCCCCAACACATTCGGCCTCGATGCCAACGTTGAAGAAATCAAGCCTGGTTGAATATTTGTACCGCCCTGCTGGGACTCGCAGCGTTCTACCTGGGTTGGCCGCGATTGCAGCCTGCCACCCAGCCGTTACATCGCGTGTTGCGGTGCGAGCTTGGATGTCCGCAATATCGGCAGCGCTCATGTACTGAAACACACTGACCCACTGGCGCGCATTCGATTGCAACTCGGTCTGCACCGCCCCGACTCCGGCTTGCAGGAAGCTGACGAGGGCAGAGCCGTTTGGACCGGATATATCTCCACCCGTTCCGCCGTTAGCTGCTGGTAAAAGCCCCCCGGTTCCACCGTTGGCTACCGGCAAAACACCTGACACAGAAGTTGCAAGGTTGACAGCGGGAAAAACACCAATATCGACGGCATTGACGACATTGGTTCCATCGCAAAACAAAATCATGATGCCGCCATTCGGCACGGCTACTCCGGTTCCAGCCGCCGTCTTCAGCGTAAGCGCAAATCCGCCGGTCGTGGCATTGCGAATGACATATAGTTTCGATGAAGTTGGACAAATGACATTGCGCGGCGCGGTCAGCACCCCGCTCACATCAAGGATCATCTGCCGCGCTTCGTCAGCAGCACCGTTAGCCACTGTCAGCACATAATTGGCCGCATCCGGATGGATGACAGCAGCCCGGCCAGCGATGGCTTGTTCGAGTAAGACCCAGTTGGAGGTAGCGATATTTCCCCAGGTAAAATTCTGCTCGCCAGGAACCATCTCCACGGTACGGGTAAGCGGCGAATAGCTGCTCGGCATATCAACTCCCGGTAATTCTAACAATAGCCGTCAGCGCACCTGCTGGCGGGAACGTCACAAGGAAGGAAGTCTGCGCCGTCTTGTCCAACCCGAAGTCGAGCACCGACACCGCACGGTTTGCCTTGGACGAATTGTAGATAAGGCCGTAGCGAATGCCTGAGCCAGTCAGACTGAAAGTAACATCCTCGAAATCGCAATAGGCTGTGACGCCTGATGTAGCGGGGGCAATATTTGTCAGCGCCAGTCCGCCAGCGGTGTAGCCCGGCAGAGTGATCTCACCCGTCGTTGAGTAGGCTGTCGTGGAGGAATTTAGCGTGGCGGAGGAGGTGAACAACGCGAGCTTGAGTACATCACCACCAACGTCGATGACATGTAGTCCCAGGAATAATTCCCGCAAAAAGCTGACAGGGGTGCATTGCGTCGATGCCATTTCACTTCACCACGTTCTTGACCTGAGCCGTAAAGTAAGAATCCTGCCGGTCCATGCCGTCTCCCACTTTTTTAAGCAATGATAGATTCTGCTTGAACAAGCTGTCATACAAATCAACGGTTTCCTTCTCCAGCTTCAAAAAACTGGCCGCATACACCAGCGAACCGTACAGGAGCACGGAATCCCAATGATCGCCCAGCCATGACGTGCCTGCCGTGACAATGGATACCGGCAACCGGAAGTAATGCACCTCGGTTGGGTACACCGCATCCGGCGTCGGGCCGAGAATGAACTGGGTGTCGTCATAGATGGCATAGTATTTCGGCTGCCCCACCGTCACCGCATCCGGGTAGGCTTCCTGCATCCACTCCACGTCCTTGAAAAAAAGCCAGCGAGTCACGCCCCCATTCAGGATACCCAGTGAACCAGGGGCCAGGAAGCCCGTGGGAACGGCCAGGAAGCGATTGGCAGCCACGGTCGATGGGGTAGCCACACCTTGCGTAGCGGGCAGTTGTACGCTCGTATAGATAGTCTGCTCGGCCTGCTGGATGAAGGACGGAATGTTGGCGACGAACGCAGGCTCATCGCTTTCGGTCGTGGAAATAATCGCAGCAGTGAGTTCCGGAAGGGTCATCACATCACCACGATTTTGACTGTGCCAACCGCAGCCACGGCAAGATTGCCAAGCACCGGGTCCCAACCGAACAAACCACGCTCAGTCAGCAAGTCCGGACGCGCATGCTCCAGCGCCTGCGGGTCGAAGATCGGATACTTACCGACGAGGTACTGAGGATGGTCTGCATTCCAACAATCTGCACACACCCGCAGCCCGGTATCCTTCAGGTTGACGATGAGCCGCCGCAATTCCTTGTATGGGACCGTCTGGGCGCACACATCGCAATTTCCGAGACTCTCCCGCCCGGAGGCGTAAGGGATGCTCATAGCGGAATATTCCTCGGCACCCAGCGCGTCGGCGCACGCTCGCGGTCCTCCCCTGCGGCAAGGTTATAGGCGTCATCCGCATTCTGCTTCAGCCACGGCACCCGCTGCTCCAGCCCTGGCTTCCTGATGACGATCTGGTAAGCAAGCCCTGCCACCAAGGCGGGGATGAAGCGCACCGGCATGTCGAGCGTGTTATCGGGGGAGCCCGCATCCTGCACCCGGCGCATGTAGTAGTAGTAGAGGGAATAGCTGTCCCGGTCTGGAACCGGCCATAGCGTCACCGTGGGTGCGATTAAACGGTTCACCAGAAACTGCACCGGACGGCCCTGCGTCAACTTATTCGGCAGTGTCGAATACACCGGAAAGGAGATGCGCTGTATGGCAAGATCGGACTGCGTTGCCGGATCGCCCGGATTCTGGCGGATGGCAGCATCCATGATGTCCACGATGTCCAGCGGCAAGGCGTAAGTGGCAACCCCTGGGAGCAAGGCGAGCGTAGTGGAGGTGATGGTCCAGAGATTCACTCCCAAATTTCCCCATTGCTGGAGCAGCGAGTTCAGCGCAAACCGTGCCATCCGGTAGTCATATCCGGTGCGTAGCTCCGCCCCAGCCATGCTGGATGCATCTTCCAAAATATCACTGATTTCAGGGTTAAACGCCACCGTGCCTGAAGTCGGACTTGACGCACCCACTTGAACCAAGGCGATCGGCGTACCTGTCCCTATACCGCTCATGACACTTGTTCCGCAGTTGGATTTGTGAAGTTAAAACCGGACTTCTGGCACCAGACATACACTTGCCCGGCATCAAGGAAAAATCGCGCTACACCAGATTGGTTCGTCCGACCGGAAGCAACAACATTCATTCCGGCAATATCCGTGGACACCCAAATGTCCGCATCGGCAAGCGGCAGTCCCGTAGCGGAATTGTTCAAGGTATAAGTCCAGAAAATAGCACCTGCTCCAGCCACTGCCACAGTGCCAAACTTTTGCCCGGCAGTACCAGGAGCATAAGCGCCAGGAACAATCGTACTCCATGGATCACCCGCTGCACTCGCCCCGAACAATCCTGCCCCTGCCGAACCTGCAACCACATGTCCTGCAAGCGCCTCATCCCACACAGCGTCGGCAACAATTGTTGCGCTTGGTGGCGTTGGTGCAGGTGGTATCGTTCCCAAAGCTGTCGCCAGTTCAGCATTGGTCGGCAGATCGTCCACGCTCGCCTGTGTTGCTGCGGTTTTAGCTGCGTCATAAGCCCCAGTCAGTGTCATCGCGCTACCTATCGCGGCAGGACTGGCAGGAAGGGTGTCGGTCTTCGCCTTGATCGCCACGTTGTCGCCTGTGCCGCCTGCTTTGACGATTGCAAAGCTGTCGCCGGTCTGCGTAACGTCAGTACTCGGGTCAGTGTTTGTCGCCAGCACGTTGATGGCAACCGGAATTGCCCCAGTCGCCGTGAAAAAGAATCCGAGATCATTGCCGTTCGTGTCGGCTTGAGCAAGCGCGCACTTGTAGAATCCTAACCCCGTATCCTCGGTGATAGCTCCACCGCCTGCGGCAAAGGTCCCGTCGATGCACCTTCGGTATGCGAACGTCGCACCAGTCAGCGCAGCGCCAGTGCTCGCGCTGATACCTGCAAAGTGTAAAACCTGGCCTGAGACATTTTTTCGCAGCATTTAAGAAGACGCTCCGCCGATTGTTGTTGTGGACCGCGCTGCCCAGGATGGTTTGAACGCAGCCGCTACGGTGTAGGTAATAACGATAATGCCCTGTGCGCCTGCTGCACCACGCCTTCCTCCTCCGCCGCCTCCGTACAATCCGCCAACACCACCCGCTGTTCCAGCGAGAAACTCACCTCCACCTCCGCCGCCTGAACCATGAGTAGAGTCAAATTCAGTGCCCGATCCACCTGGAGCGCCTGCGTTGTTGGTAGTTGTGAACCCTCCACCACCACCCCCGCCATTCATTCCAGCCTGCGCGGGAGCGCTTGCAGTTGCACCAGCCCCTGCCCCTGTACCTCCTTGATTCGCTCCTCCAGCACCACCAGAAGTCGCCTGTGCAACCTGTCCCGCGCTGCCGCCGCCATTTCCTCCACCACCACCCGATGCTACGCCAGAGGAAGCGCCAGCCCCTCCATTCGCGCCATTACTTAGAGGACCACCAGCCCCGCCGCCGCCACCAGACGTTACGTTAACACCACCACCATTGCCACCTGCAAATTTACTATCCCCACAACCGCTCGCAGATAAACCGCCATCACCGGCAGTCGTACCGGCCTTCGCGCCGCACGATATTGCAGTGCCGTTGGCTATGGCATTTGCAACGCTGGATGCGTTAAACCATGTATCTCCTGCGGCTGCGCCAACCTTCAGCGCGCAACCATTCGATGCTGTAATTGCATTAGATTTAGAATAAGCTCCGCCGCCACCACCGCGCCCTGCACCAGTGGAACCGGCACCACCGCCGCCAATGCATTCAACCTGAATCGCCCCGCCGTCCCAATTGACAGGCGCAGTCCATGTTGTTGCTGACGTACTGGTAATGAATTGAACAGCGGTTGTCACGCTAGCACTACCCACTTCCACGGCCCGTTAACCGAGGACACATCCACTACGCCGTCGGTGACAACGCCTGAGCCTCGGATGAACTCGACTACGTGCTGTTTCATCGCGCAGCCAACCTCATTTCATTGCTCGTCCGCCACCGCGCGTTGCGCAGCCCATGCCTCGGCCAACCGAACCACCCTTGGCGTACCCGGCAGTCTTGGCCTGCTTGCGGTCATAGGCTTCCTCGGCCTTGGACCCCTCTTTCATGCCTTTTGGCTCCACGTCCTTGCCCGACTTCTCGAACGCAACGAAGCCACCCTTTTTGTACTTCCCGGATTTTTTATCTGCCATGCTGTACTCCTTTCCAACAGATTGCGGGATGCCAATGTTGCTCTTGCCAGCAGCGGCTATTCGCATCGCCAGCGCCTGACGAGCGCTCGTCGATGGCACTTTTATCTGACTCCGATAAATCTGGTGCCACGAATCGCAGCACCGCCGCCTCTCGACTTGCCACCGCCATACCCGGCTTTGCTGTCTCCAGGAGCAGGTCCCGTCTTGATGGGTGCCTGCCCGACAGTCGAGCCACCGGAGATGGTCCCGCTTGTCTTTAGCCCGGCTTTCTGCAACCGACCTACGCCGCTGCCCGCACCTGCCGTCATCGATGATGCTTTGCCCTGTGCCATGATACTTACCCCTTGATCTATACCGCCTGGTTTAAACTTCCTGTCTATAACACTACGCCTGTTCACAAACATCGTTACATCATCCTGCCGACAAGGCTTGCATTTGGGCGGCGCTCTGTTGACTTAGGTAGATATACACAGGCGCGATCGTGCCGCCCCACTGATTCGTTCCACCACTATGTCCAATTTCAATCACTGCGCCTGAGCCCATACTGCCATCAAAGAGCACGTTTGTGCCCGGAGCCACTCCGTCCCCGGTTGCAGCCAATCCGGCAGCGCCCCATGACGTTACGCGCTTTCGCACGCCAGTTGACATTGCGCTCAGACCGACTTTTATGACCTGATTCGTCCCGTCGTTCACATCGATTTCAGTATCCACGCCAGTGCTGCGCAGATACATAATTCGGCCCGTCGAAGAGGCTGCAATAGCGTAGCAGTTACCGGCAGTTGCGTTTGATGTGTAGTTTGTCGTCAATCCCGCAAAGGCCGTTCCTTGCGTAAAATCGATGTTTCCGGCGCTTGCTAAACTCAGCACGTCCGCAGCCCTTGCAGCGCCAGCGCTTGCCATCGGACTCGTAGCGAAGATATTCGCCGCGAGCGCCTCGAACTGATTGAAGTCCGCTTCGATTGCGTCGCCTGACGATCCAAAGATGATGCCATAGACGGCATTGAGGACGGACGCATTGAGTTGGACGCGCGTGTAGGTCACAGCATTGAGTTGCGCAGTCACATCCAGTGTTGTCGCGCCTTGCTGGATTACGACGGTGCCACTGCCAGTTACGCGTCGCAGGAAGACGCTGTAGGTGCGCGAGGAAGCCGCCGCAACCAGCGTTTGCAGGATCGTGCCCCCTGGCGCGGTGGCGGTGAGCGTGCTCGCCGTATTTGCCACGCCAGTAATGCCGGTTGCCGTTTTTGCTGCGGTTACACCAACCTTGACCCAGCTTGCATCCGTCATGTCTCTGATACTGGCGCTTGGAGTGACCAACTGAATTCCAGCACTTTCCGGAAAATAACCTCCATACGGTCCCACTGCCGTATCCCGGCCAAGATAACAACTGCGCGGGACCCCGGTTGAGATTGATGCCCACAGTCCGCTTGCGAGCTTGGTCAGAGCAGGCCCGACTCGGGTAAAGGTGGCGGGGCCAACTCCCTGCAATAGCGCTAGATTGACGCTGCCATTGCCTAAATCATTCAACGGAAGAATAAACGAAGTCGCACCCACGCCACTGCCGCCAGCAGTACCGCCAATGCCGCCGCCAGGTTTGCTGATGCCGCCAGGCGCACTGATGCCAGGCAGGGACGCAAGTCCCCCCGCAGCCGATATTCCCAGAGCGCTGCCAACCCCGCCGATCATTACATATTTGCCCCTGCGTTGATGACGGTCAGGTCGGCATAGCCTGCGGTGAAGGCCGATACATTCAAGCGCGTTGCAAAAGGCGGGGCAAAGTAATTGCCGTCCGCCGAAGCCGTCTGGTTAAAGAGGATCGAGTGCGAGAAGATGCGCGCCATCTCCACCATCACCCCAGGCGCGGAGAACGCCGCCCCGGAATTGGCTACGGTGTAGGTGACGCTGTTCTGGTTCGGGACCGACGCAACCGCAAAATCCCCGTCAAGCGGCGCACCCGCCCCCTGGACATGAATCCAGTCCCCAACGGACAATCCGTGGTTGGTGATAGGCACCGTTGCCACCGTGGTAGATCGGGTGATCGGCGACAAGGGGGCAACCGGCGTAAGGATGTTGTCGAACGTGTGCTGCACCGTGTAGGTCAGGTTGGCGTTCGAGGAGAGCTTCACCCCGAACCCGACGACGAAGCCTGGCACGAGCCACGTGAGCGGTATCCAGTTGGAGAATCCTGCGGCTGTGACCCTGACCGTTGCCGGACGCATTGCCATGATGCTGCTCCTTCAAAAAACAACGCCGGAAGAAAAAGCTCCCTCCGGCGTGAAGCGCTCGTTCGCGCGAGGCCGTTATCTCAGGCATCAGCGGCTGGAAGTAAATACCCACTTTTATCGGCAGTTCCTGAGTAGTAGTTTTGACTAAACACAAAGCCAGAACTTGCCGTGACCAGGACTTCGGTGGTGGCATCCGCAGCGAAGATGTGGTTGTTGGCAATGATCCCTGAATTCGTGCTGCCGTTCGTTGTAATCAGGATGCCAGCCGTGGCCGTTGACACATCGACAAAGTTGAACACATTGCGCTGTACGCGCAGGTTCGTCACCAGTTTGCCCGCCGCAATCGGCATCAGCTTCGCCGCATCGTCCACGCTCGCCTGACTGAAGTATCCATCCAGCACAGAGACACGGTTGTTCGTCCCGTCCATGCGGATGATGGTGGAGGTCGCCGTCGCAGTCAGCCCATACCAGTTGGTGCCAGCGAGAGTCAGCCCATCAGCATCATTCGACGTAGCACTGGTATCGACCAGACACACGAAATTCAGGATCGCGCTCGTATCCCGGAAATCGCATTGGTTCAAGGTGAAGTTCTTCGCCGTGGTCAGGGTAAAAGCAGCCGCTACATCCGCTCCGCCAGTCCCCGCAACAAAGAGACAGTTGGTGAACGCCACGTTAGCCGCACTCACCGCAATCGTTGCAGTCGGCGCAGTCCAGGTAAAGGTGGGACGCGCGGACCCCACCCCCAATCCGACCAGTTGTACCGCCTTGGACAGCGCCCCGAAGGAAGTGGCGGTCGAGATCGTCTCCGCATGGCCCGGAGCAATGAGCAACGTATCCCCGGCTGTTGCCGCTGCCACAGCCGTAGCCACCGTAGTATAAGCCGTCGCAGGCGAGGTTCCGTCCGCCGCACCCGATGACGCGGAGTTGACAAACAACACATTGCCCGCCGTCAGAAAACCGCCCCCTGGACCGATAATGGGCACCCCGAACGAGGAAACACCGAAGGGGAAATTGGTGACTGCCATGGTGATGCTCCTTCGTTTAACGGTTAAACCTCAAACCGATTGCCCTTGCTGGAGTTATCGACATGAGGAATGATTCTTAAATTCCAGGGCGTGTGCAGTCCACATACCACATCAGACCGAATTGGAATAATGTGGTCAACTGTATATAACTCTCCAGTCGTTTTTGTCATCTGCATTGCCATCCGGTACATGTTTTTAATCTGTTCACGATCTTCCCTCGACAACCACTTCGGCATAGCAGTCCTGACGCGCCTGCTATACATCTTCGCATTAACTGCGTCTTGCTCAGGGTGTGTCTTTTTCCAAGTCCTTTTATATTGGCGTCTTAACTCAATATCAGTCAGATTTGCCTTTGCAATCACCAACTCCTTGTTGGCTGCATAGTACCTTTGTTTCGATGCCAATCCCGCCGCTGACTTATTGTAGGCGCTGAAGTATTCCGCCCGGCCCGCAGCACTTTGCTGCCACTCCACCTTGATGCACTCAACACACGCACCCTTGGTTTTACGCAGAGCTATGTGTCCATGCTTGCATGGCAGCCCGGTAAAGTAGTGCGTCGCTCCAATCCGTTTCGCTTCAGCCCTCGTCGTCGGTACTTCGTCTTTCATTTTCAGGCTCCTTGTTATTTGATACAGGTAAGGAACCTGATGATACAGATTTACCGCATTTTGTCAACTCACACCTGGCGAACCCCAGACTCCTAGCGGGTCGGACACGCCGAATGAATAGCGGGCCCTCGCCTTGTAACGAACATTCCCAGTCTCGAAGTCCCCAAGCATTTCTGTCTTCAGCGGAACCCTATCGAAATACTTAAGGCCATTTGGGATGTCGGTTTTTATGAACCACCCGTTAGCGTCGGTCAAATAATGGTTGATCGTCCACCCATCCGGGATGGAGTTGAGCGACTTCAGCGCATTGATGTCGTTGTTGGCGGTATTCACGCGCAGTTCGGACTTCAAGAGGCGCTGCACGATGAACATGTACTCTTTGGGGATGATGAGCTTCTTTGCCTGGCAGGCGATCAGGAGGCCCCGTTCGTCGAGCCAGCCCGCGATCTGGATGATCGCTGCTTCAAGGCTGGTTTCATTCAGATCGGCTCCGGTGGTTGGCCGGTTGGAATTCACTCCGCCTGAGGTCAATGGGTGCGCAGTGTTGAACAGGGTTACGCCGTCGCCATAGGTGAAGGCAGCAGTGAAGCCGTTGTTGAGGATGTTGGCTGCAATCACCTGCTTGGTATAGGCCATGCCACGGGCGAGGGCCTTGGTGTAGCGGGCCGAGAGGCTGTCGTACAGGTTGTCCTCCATGGCCTCCTCGGTGATGGCGAAACCCATGGCGATGGTCTGGTGGGTGTAGCGGGCGGACCAGGCTTCCTGCGCGTTGTCGTAGGCGATGGCAGCCCCTTCCTGCTTGACTGGAGCGGCACCGAAGCCTGAGAGCTTCAGTTCTTCCTCGAACGAGCGCTCGGAGGTTTCCTGTTCGTAGATTTCCTTGTCTTCTTCCTCGTACTTCTTGTACTCCAGCCCAAAGAGGGCGTTCAAGCCGGGGAGGAGTTCCTTGAGTAGCTGTGCGCGACTGATTGCCATGATTGTCTCTCCCGAGTTAGACGCCAGCGGCGATTTGATAGGAGTGGATACCGAAGTTCCACGATACGACAAGCTCCGTGAACGCATCGCCCACCGTGCTGCCCTGGCCTGGGTTGTTGACGAAATCGATCAAACGCCACGGGAATCCAGCGGTGGTTGCTGTGGTTGCCGCAGCCGCCATCAAGCTCTTGCCGGTCACGGTCGAGCCGGTCAGGCCGGTAAATCCGGACGTGGCGGAGACATTGACGTTCTCGCCGAGGGCAGTCTGGGGCACGGTGCCATCGGCCTGAATCTGGAACAATGCAAACGGATCGTCGATCACATGTCCCAAGGCGTCAGCAGCCACGGTGCTCGCGGGCCAGAAATTGCTGTTGATGAAATAGCGCGTCGAGCTTGCCTGGGTGAATTGGCAGCCCATGAACACCCCGACCACCCTGGGGCTGGTGCCTACGTCCATCGCCACCAGAGTGCCGGTGGTGGCATCGATGACCACCGCCTCACCGTTGAAGATGTTGCTCGAATAAGCCGATGCGATCTTGATCGCCCGCGTCGAACCGGCAAATGGCGTGCCGCCGATCTTGTTGATGGGGCGCAGGCCGTAAGGCTGGAGGCTGAAAGCCATGGTTTAAACTCCTCGAAGTAGTCAAAGATTAGGTTCTTCGCTGCGCGAACCGAAGGTCACGGTGCGCTTCCTGTCGTTGATGAGCGGCATGCGCGGGTCTTCGCCACGCATGTAGTTGGTGGACGTTGCACGCTCCTGCATCGCCGTGCGTTTGTCGTAATACGCCTTGATTTTCTCTGCCTGCACGGTGGGGATGCTGCATAGGAGAAGCCCGCCGATTTCCACGTTGCCCGCCTGCGTCCAGCGGGAGTTTGGATCGGTAATGATGTGCAGTTCTGGATGGTCTTCCAGGCGCTCCGGGACCCAGCCCTCGCGGTAGCGCTTGGACATGTTCGTGGGATCGGGCTCTCCGAGCGTGGAAGCCCGGATGTAGCGGAAGGTCTTGCCTTCCTGCGGAGTAGGATCAGGCAGGGTCGATGGCGGGAGCCAGGACTCAGGATCGGGCCGGGATTCTAGCTCTCTGCTGCGTGGGTGTTTTGGTATTCCGCGTGGCATTGCTTACCTCGACAAAGTGGTGGCTCATGCAGATTTGTCCCTTAACTGGACTACCTGCTGTGCATAGAGTTCAAGCGGAACGCCAAGCCTTTTCGCTACGGCTACCTGCGTCTGCGTGAGCGTCACTTTCTTCGAGGGGCCGGAGCGGGTGACTCCGGCGACAACGGAACGTGCGGTGGAGCGAGTCTCAGACTCGGGCGCAGACCTCTCGACGGGGTTGCCAAACTGCTCCGGGAAGTGCTTGCGCATTTCGGCATCGAGGCGGGCGTAGTATTTATCGCTCCTCGCATCCATGCCTTCCTTCACAAATTTCGAGTGAAGGCCATAAGCCGTGGCGGTCATGACTTCATCTTTGCCGAACCAGTCGTTCTTTGCCGCCCACGCTACCGCTTGTGGGTCGGGTTGGTTCGGACGCGGGGTGGGTTGTACCGATTCCCCAGCCCGTTCAACGCCTTGTACTCCCCTTTCCCCTTTTTGTAAAGATTCTCTTTGTAAAGGTTTAAACGCATCAGCCTCGCGCTTCTCGGCGGCGGCATTGTTCATTTCGACGAGGGCGTCCGCAATCTTGGCCCCGTCCCCGCTGCTGTAGGCTTCTTCGTACTTTCGCTTCGCCTCATTCAATGCAAGTTCGGTGCGCTTTTTCACCTGCTCCAAAAGGTACGATTCACCCTTGGACAAGTAGGCTTTGGTCTGCGTCAATTCTCCGGAGAGGCTCTGCGCATAGCGGATCGCTTCCTCATTTTCCCGTGTCGCCGCCTCGCGGGCGCTTTTCTCGTCCTGGTACTTCATGTACAACTGGCGCATGCGCTGCTGCGAGCGCTTGCCGTAATCCCGGATTTCCTCCTCCAGCGCATCCTTCGATGCCGGGATGTCAGACAGTTCCTCCTCTGCCTGCTTCAGCTTCTTGCGGCGTACCTCGTTTAACTTGCGCTCCTCCTCGGGCAGGTCATCGATGACCTCGATCTCAATCTCTGGCGCAGCTTCCTTTACTGGTTTTTTTAAGACCACTCCCTCCTCGGCTTCGACCTCGGCTCCAGGGGTATCCTGATCGAAGTTGAGGTTATCCTCGTCTTTGCCATTCGCTTTATTCGTTGCCATGATTTGCCCTCGTTAACCTGCCTTGGTGATGCCGCGCGGGTCAGGCGTCACCCCTTCCACCACGTCCTCGTTGATGAATCGATACTCCTGCCCGAGGTACATGAACCTCGTCCCTGCATAGGAGCGCATCAGGATGAAGTCCCCCTCCTTGCACCAAGGCAATGAGTAGCGGGTTTTGTCGGTGTAGCAATCCTTGCCAAGGGCAATGACAAAACCCACGATGGTGGCCTGCTGTTCGCGCTCCAGGGTTTCCGCCGCCTTGACAATACCGCCACGGGTCGCCTCCTTTAAACGCGGAATGGCGATCAGGATTTTCCACCCGGCAGGCTGCGGCAGGTTCTCGGCTGCTTCCCAGGCAAGCTCTGCGATGGGGTGCTCCACGTCGATTTCATTGAAGGTATTACGCGGTTCGTAATATTGCTCCTCCACCTGTGTCTTAAACTTCTTCACCCCATGCTCCGATTGGATTCCACCAAAGGAAGTCACTTCCGCTGTCTCACTCATCTCCACCCCCTTGTGCTTTGATTGCCGCATCCACCATGTCGAGCAGCATGCGCTCGGCATAGGCCAAACCTTCGATTACGCCGTTCATGCGCCGGTAGGCGGCAAAATCCTGGCAGGCCCCGGTCGCCATGCTGTCGGTTACATCGTTCATGCGGTCGCGCAGGTGCTTACGCAGAAGTTCAGCGTTGATTTCCATCTTCAACCTGTTCGTGTTTCTTGAACTGTGTTTCAGGATCGTGCATGCCTGTAAGAACTTGATCCAGACGAAAACCTTGAAAAGGACCATTACGATGAATACGCTTGGGCACGATAATAATGTCGCAATCCCAAACCTCATATTCTTTCTGGCTTGGCTTGAGGTTTTCTCCGGCTGGAGCAAAACCGGAGAATCCTCCCATGAGTTTCGTCATGCCTTCCACCTGTTGACCACCTCCGGCAGTTAATGCGAGCCTGGCCCGAACAGTAATCGCCCTTGGCCCAAACATCATCTCATTCGCAAACGGCATTGTATTCACTCTCCACGCCTCCCCTGCATCCTTGCCATCTCCACATCGGCATCGATCTGCCGGTGCCCGAGGATCGCATCGTTCACCACCTGTGTTGCCTTCAAGCCCTGCTCCGCCGCCTCGCCTTTGCTGCCCACCAGGATTTGCAGGAGCTTCAGGATGCCGTCCATCTTGTCCTTTGCCTCCTTCCTGTCCACCTCCGCCTGCTTCGTCGCCTGCTCCTGAAGCTGAAGCTGGAGCACCGGGTCCTGCTGCTCCTGGGCGATCTTCGCGGCCTTGGCTTCTGCCAGGTCCTTGCCGAGCAGTTTTTGACCCGCTTGCGCGATCAGGGGTGAGAGCTTCGCTTCCATGTCAGGCGGCATGGGCTGATCCTCTGGCGGCAAGGATGTGCCTAGCTGCTGCTCCAGGCGCTGCCGGTAGGCATAGCCGACGTGCTCCAGGACGTGTGCGGCAAAGGCTCCCTTGATGGCCGAAGCCTGTGGAGACTGCCCCACCAACTCCATGATCTTCGGGTCCTGGGCAAAAGCAAGGTGCGTCTGGATGTGGGATTCATGGTCCTGCGTGAGGAAGGCTTTGATCGGCGTCATCTTTATCATCGCCTGGTTTTCCGTCACCGGGTCCCACGGCTTCTTGTCATCTTCGGACGGCACCAGCCGCGCCACGTTCTTGAAGCCCAAGACACCGAGCATGTCGCGGTGCAGGTCAGGCAGGCTGTACAACTGCGGAGCCATCTGCGCCAACTGGATCGCCGACTGGTACTGCACGATGCGCTGCGCCATCGTCGTGGAGTTGGGGTCCGACACGGGCAAGACATCGATCACATCGGAGTAATCGGCCTTCTTGATTTCACGGCCCCCGCCGTCCACATCGTACTCATACTGCTCCGGGGTATTGTCGCGGATAATGGCTCGAAGCAGCGTGAACTCCTCGCGCATCGCCGCATGCACGCGCGATTGGATCGCGGTGATGACCTTCAGCGACTTCTCCAGAACTGCCAAGGTCGTGCCCACCGGGGCCTCGGTGTTCATGTCGCCGATCTTCATGTCGGTGATGTTGGCAAGCCGCCTGCCCTCCTCCACGATGCCCTGTAGCAACTGTAGCAGCGTGGCTGAGGGCTCCTTGTAGGGGAGCGCCATCACGTTGTCCTGTATCCTCCCGCCGGGCACATCCACGTCGCGCCACTCCCCAGGAGAGATCGGCGTGTCCTCCGACTTGATCCTAAGCCCGCGCGTCTTCAGCCCGCCTGGCAGGTTGGACAAAGTGCCTGCATCGACAAGCTGCCGGAGCAGCGATGTCGCGGTCTTGGCCGAACCGCCGATCAAGTGCAGCCAGCCGTAGCAGTAGAACCCGAATCCGGGCACGAAGGGGTAATGCACGAAATGCATGCGCTTGCCCATCGTCTTGTCTTCTTCCAGCCAGTTCCTGTAGATCGAGAGCACTTTGCGGTTCGTCTTGTTGATGGTGACGCAGTAGGGCCGCTCGATGCCGTCCGCGTCCTCGAAACCGGGCAGGTCGCATTCGACATGCATTTCGTACAGCGGATAGCGGTCATCCTTGATTGGAGACTGCTGCGCCACCTTGTTCCGCTTTTTCTCCAAGCTCGTTTCTTCCTGCGTGGGCTCGCCGATTTCGATGTCGCGGTAGAACCCCGCCACCTGGAGTTTCCTGATTTCGTTCTTGGTCTTTTTCATGACATGGGTATAGCGCGGCGATGAACCGAGGTCAGACACGCCAAAGGGCACCACGAAGTCCTCCGCCGGGACAAACATCGCCTTCGGCATGCCGTTCGTGGGATCAACATAGATTTTCTTGAACGCGGACCCGGCAAGGGACAAGCTCCAAAGCAGGCGCTCATGCTCCGAGCGGTAGTCCTTCATTTTGGCGGTCAACCAGTAGTTCATGTCCTCCTTGACCCTGGCAGCCTGTTCTTCCTTCTGCGGCGTCACCTTGCCCACGATCTGCGTCTTTACCGGCCCCGCTGCGGGGAAGGTTTCGGTCATCGCCTCCGATTGGAACCGGACTACCGCCTCGGTCAGGATCGGGTGGAACGCGCCACAAGCACCGTCCCAGGGCTCGGTGCGCTCCTCGATCTTGAGGCCCAGGAGGTCGAGGCCGTCCTTGTACGTTTTCTCCCAGTCCTTGCGCGAGTGCAGGTCGTTGTCGAAGTCATCCAGCAAGCCAGTCACCAGGGAGTTTAAATCGGCTTCATCCATGGATTCGGCCAAGTTGGCGTAGAAGTCCTCCTGCTCGTTTGCCGCTGGCTTCTCGCCAAAGTCGAATGTGGTCAGTTCAGGATCGGGCGGTGGAAGAATGTCGATGTCCATCTCGCCATCAGACTCGATGCCGCCTACATCGCCCACGTTGAAAGGTTGTGCCGCGCGCTCGATTGCCATTGTCATGTCCTAATAGTAAGACCGCTTGCGACGGTGGGGGAACTGCTCACGGTCGGCTTCGTCCTCGTCGTTATCCAAGCGCAGGAAGCCCCCTTGCCTATATCTGGCAAGGGCTAAAACCGTGGAGTCAACAAGATCGTCATAGTCGCCTGCCGGGAAGGAAGCTACTTCCTCCACGACTTCTTCGGCCCATTTGCGATCCGGTGCCCAGACAAGTCCACTTCTGAATATATCACTCACCCCATTTAAACGGGCTATCTTGTCGTTCGGGGCGGATTTACTCCCGCGCACCGGGGTGAAATCGGACACCGGGATGCCCATCTGCCGCAACTCGAAGATCAACGGCTGTCCGCTCGCCTTGGCCTCCACGATGAAGGCATCGGGCTTCCAGTATTTGTACTGACGGAGCGCCTCCGATTTCAACTCCGGGAAGTCCATGCGTTTGCGGAAGGCGTCGAGCAGGATGATGTTCGACTGCGTGAGCGTCTTGCCGCCTTCGTCGAATTCGCGCTGGAAGATGCCCCAGGTGGTGCAGGCGGAGTAATTGGCGTTGGTCTTTTGCGTAAATGCGGTGTCCCAGGTCTGGATGATGAATTCGATGTTCTCGGGCGGGTCGTTCGATTGCCACACCTTCCACCATTCGCGCTTGACGATGGCTCCTTCCTCGGCGGTTGGGGTTTGCTGGTACTGCGCATTCCACTTTGCCAGGGGAATGTCCGCTTTAATCGCCAGAAGCTGATCCAGGGGCCAGAATTCGGGCCACAGGGCGTTGCCAGAGGGCAGGATGGCCGGAAGCTCGATCACTTCCCATTGCCCGTCCAGGCCGTTATTTTCAGGAGTCCAGCCAGCCGCCTTGAGGACTTGCCCACAAAGGTCTCTTTTTCCCCAGCGGGTAGCCACTATTACCAGGCTCCCATTGGGCTGAAGACGTTGACGCGGGCCAGAGGTGTACCACTCGTAGGTCTGATCGAAAATCTCTGGCTTATGCAAGGCCAGTTTGGCCTCTTGCTCAGAGTTCGCGTCATCCAGGATGCACAGGTCGGCCCCGATGCCACTTACTGCGCCGCCCACGCCGATGGCGTAGTAGGTGCCGCCACGGTTGGTATTCCAGCGCCCTGCGGCCTTGTTGTCGGCTGCGAGGTTGACCCCAGGGAACACCTTCTGGAACTCGTCCGAGCCGATGAGGTTCCTCACCTTGCGCCCAAAGGACACGGCGAGGTCGGCGGTGTGCGAGGCTTGGATGATTTTCTTGCCAGGATACTTGCCCATAAACCACGCGGGCAGGAGATAGGAGGCCATCTCTGACTTCGACATCCGGGGCGCGAGGTTCACAACGAGGCGCTTCAGCTTGCCCTGCGCCACCCGCTCGAACGCATCGGCCATGACCTTGTGATGCGCGCCCTCGATAAACCCCGGCCACATCTTGCGCACGAACGGCAGGAACTCGGTCCTCGCCTTCTGCTGCTCGGTGGTCTGCTCGATTTTGTCCAGCAACGCCAGCACCTCCCGCTGCTGGTGCGAGGACAGCAAATGGATATTCTGGAGGTAGGACGCAATCTCCGGAGACTGCTGCGCCGTGGATTCCATGACCGCCTGTGTATGGGAACAGGCGGTTAAATTACGCTGTTATATGTTTTGCGTCAATGAGTTATATTTTTGAATGCAACACCGCCCAATCACGCCAAGCAGCCAACAGCGTTCTCAATCCCACCATGTCCATGGGTTTCCAGTCGCCTTCATCCCCGTCAACAAACTCTTTTACCGCATGAACCTCCATTGTTTCAGCATCGCCCGCCACGCACACCACCGTCAGCACCCGGCCTCGGGTAAGACGCTTGAACATAATCTGCTGTCCTTGCGGCAACTCCATGTCGCGCTTCCACTCCAGCAATAAACCATTGCCATGCAATTCCACAATGCCATCGACATCACTCATGCCAATCTTTCCTGGCCAGATGTCATCGAATATACCCAGCTTCAACCGGCATTTGATATTGAAACAGCCGTCAATATCACAGTTCCACCGCATCGAGCGCATGCTCATGCCGGAACAAACACCAAGCCGAATTGCTGAAATTGTTTTTGAAACGTCGCTAGACGCTTGCCGAAATACAGCACAGCCTGCCCCTGCAACGGACTTTTGCTTGCATCGCCATTTGCATCATTAAACTTTATGCGCCCCTTAATAAAACAGACGCAAGCACATGATGCCAGCATATCCTGAAACCACACGGTTTCAGTTGCGTTGTTCACCAACACGCACGCCTGCTCAATCTCCTTTGCATTATATTTTTCCACCAGCGCAGCGCAAAACTGTTGGCACAACGGCTGGGCATAAGGCGGATTCATCCAAACCCTGCCCTCCCATGGCTGAAGCAATCCGTCATCTTCCAGGGTAAATATCAGCGCTGCCCGAATTGCCTTGTTAGCCTGCCTGCTTGATGCCGGATCGCAATCGATCCCACCCATGGCAATCCTCGCCGCTTCTACATACTGCGACGGTGTGTACCACTCATTTTCTCCGCTATTGTTGGTGACATGCGGACGCAGCATACCAACGGTCGTTACCTTTCCCACCGAATGTTTTGTCTCCTGTAATGTTTTTTCAAACCTCGCTTCCGGCAATGCCGCCAGTTTCTGCCAGCGCGATGATTGCGTTTTCGTGACCCCTATATCGGCCAATTTCACGGTAGGCGTGTGCGACCGTGATTTTCTGTCTCCGCCACGTCCAGTATCCAACGCACCATTCTTCTTTCCTTGCTCCAACATTTCACCGGCGCGGCGCTCGGCTCGCAACCTGATTTCAGTAGCCTGTTCCACAAGCTCCGTATCCTTGGCTTGTTTTGCGTATGCTTCCAACGCCACCGCCTTGTCCCTGATGTCTTTCACTTCATCAAAGCTATTGGCGGCGCGCAGTGCAGAACGCGCTGCTTCATATCGCACAAGTTCCATTGTGTTGCCTCCGACCATCATGATTTGGTGCTACAGGATGGCATCGAACCACCATCGTCTTTCTTACGAGGAAAGCGCTCTACCCATTAAGCTACTGTAGCCATTTATTGCATTTTTCCGAATCCAAGCCCGTGTTCCGCCTTGAACGCATCGACGAACTTGCGCAGTTCCTTGTCGATCAGGTCCATCCGATGCAGGTCCTTCATGGTGGGCTCCGCGCCTGGCTCCAGGATGCTCATGATGCTGGCGAATAGATGATGCGCGCCAGCGAAGAATGCAATCCGCATGTCATCGAGTTGAACCTGCGACGCACCTTTTGGCACTGCGGCCATGCGCAAGGCGACCCATCCGGCTTCGATCAGCATGCCTTCATCGGTGAGCTTGCGCGCCAGTTGTTCCAGCATCTCCTTCCCCAATTCAGCGCTATTTGCGTTTGCGTTCATCTGCCTTCTCCTGCAACGCCGCTTTTTCTTCCTTCAGCCATTTCTCGATGACGGACACCGAGGTCGCTGCAATCTCGCTGCCCTTGACGGCCTTCGCCGCTTCAATCACACCTGCACCACCAGCGATGAACATGGCATCCTTCCTGGTCGGGGTGCAGGCTGTGCCTATCATGCCGACCGCAAAACAGACTGCCCATAGCGCACGGTAAGGTTTGTATTTCGGCAGCATGTCCTCATCGCCCCACATTACCATTGCCACAAACAGCGCAATCAACAGCACAATAAAGCAAAGCACAATCATGGCAACGAACAGGCCATGGATCGCATCGAGCCTCGTTGCCGGGTACAGCCAGAAAATGTAGTCCGTCAGCCTCCTTCAGTCAGCAGTTTTATTGTCCAGGCAAGTAGTTTCGTATCGTCGATGTTGTAGAGGGCGTAGAACGGCTTGCGGTGCATCGTGTGCAACAGGCTGTGGCACGCCTTGCACAGCGGCACCGTAGCCCATGCCGAATGCTCGCCACGATACGCTTCAAGGTGGTGAGCCTCGGCTGCGTTCACACGCTCGCCCTTGCAGTTAAGACAAATGACACATGGCAAGGCATGAATCCGTGCCAGATGCCGCTCGGCTGGCTTGGGCCAGATTTGATATTTAAGCGCCACGCCTGCTTTTCACCGTTCAGACAGGACTTCGCTGCGGGCCTGCTCATAGGCTGCCTGCACCGAATAAATGTAGTCCATCAGTCTCCTTCAGTCTTAGGGAAGCAATTCATACTCCACCACGCGGCGCAAACCCAGGCGGCGCAGCTTGTCCTTATCCGGGTTCACTTTTTCCCCTGAGCGCAGGCGCGATAAATAGCCCGCATCGATTTGCGTTACGCGGGCCACGGCACGCAGACTGCCATGCTCGGCGACAAGATGATCGATGCGCTTTGCCAGGGTCAATCGGGCGCTCATCACCTACAGCCAATCTCCCTTGAGTCCTATTACGGTGGGCTGGGTGGTCTGCCCATAGGTCTTGAGCAGTGTCTCCAATCGATTACACAGGTACAGATACGTCTTGGGGCATTGCCGCCCCATGCGTCCCAGGCCAGCGCCAAGCCCTGATGCCGGGATCACCACCGCCCCACCCATCGCCAGATGACGCTCCACCGGCCAGAAATCCCCGTCGATCTTGGCTTCATTCTGCTCATACTCGCGGTCGGTCCAGAAGGCGTCCGGACTCATGGCGGGCAGCTTTTTCACGCGGATACCGCGTGCATTGAGTTCACCTCTCATGGCCTTCGCCTGACCACCAAGACCTATCCTTGCGTCGTTATCACCGAAGAGGAACAGCACCGCCGGGTTGGCCCGGACAATGCCGCGCGTGATGTTTTCCATGCGCAGGATTTTCACATCTCATCTACCAGCCCACTTGTGATTCCTCCTCGCTTTGCCAAAGGCAAGGTTCAATTTGCCAGAGGCAAGGTTCAATATTCTGTCGCCTATCCTGATTCCGGGCGCGCAGCCACACAGGACGATATGGCCCCGCCGGTTGTCCCCCAGGTGATAGTTTTTACCAGTGCGTGCAATCGCGTATTTGTAACCCGCACATTGGCTTGCCCGATACCATCCACAATCCATGTACATCACACCCCCTTTTTCAATAAAAGCATGGTTGGCAGATTTCCCCATGCGCTTTGTCCCCCATGCGGGAGGCGCATTGCCTGATAGGAGAAAAGCATGAAGTTATGTCAGCCTCACACTTTCCACCGGCCTCGGTGACACATCTGCCATGCAATTCATCAACGCCGGTCTACCGCCAGATCAAACTCATCCTTTGCTGACCACACCCATCAACTTCGCCCATTCCTCGTCTTGCTCGCGTTTAGGCTTGGCAGCCATTGCCCGCATCGCTCCTACCGCACTCGATGACACCGCATAGGCCGTGGCGGTGCCAGCGGCATTGGCCGCGTAGTTGGCGCTGGCAGCGTGCTGTAGGCCCAGGTTAAGGGCCTCGCTGAAGGCGTCCTGGTTTGCGCCGATGTACACGAAGCGCCAGCCAGAGACCTCCTTTTCCGCCGTCAATTTCACGATGTCCTGACGCCTATAGTCTTGCGATGCATTCTCCCCGCCGTCGGTGATGATGACGAACACCACCTGCGCGCCCGATTTTGCAGCCACCTCGCCCACCGTCTCGATGGTATGGCCCAGGGCGTCGTACAGCGCGGTGCCACCGCCAGGGCGATAGCTCGCATCGGTCAGGGGGGCAATGTTGGCCAATGGCTCGGCCAGGTATTTGCGCTCCCACGCATTGTTGAATGTCACCAGGGTCATCGAACAGGACCCAGGCTGCTGTCTTTGTTCCTCCACCAAATCGTTGAAGCCATTGATTGCACTCGCTTTTGTCGATTCCATCGAGCCTGATGCATCCAGCACACAGACTATTTCTACATGCCCATTTTTCATATATTCTCCTTTTGCCCACTCTGGGGCATCAGTGATTCTCCTGAAAAAACCTTACGTTACTTCATTTTCGCCTGAACAGGGGTTCAGTCTATTGCCCCAAAAAAGGGCTGGTTTTAAGGCCAGCCCTTGAAGGAGCCTCGCCGTATAGGGATACATGGCAGGCATAGGAGGGTCAAGGCATGACGGAAAGGGAGGAGAATCACCATGCCAAGGCCAGCATCAGACTACACCCTTTGACTTGCCTTGCGCAACCAGTCTCACTGTCCTTGCCATGTTGTCCCTGACCTCAATCTTGCCCTCGTCCCGTAAACGGCCCAGGAGGTTGAAGATACTGCCCTTGGACCTCAAGCCTACCCCATGGCACATCTCGGCGTAGGAGGGGCTATAGCCGTGCCTTGCGATGAATCTGCGAACATATTCAAGCAACTCCACATCCCGGTTCCTACGCATTGACTCACCCTCTCACCTGCTCCACCCACTACGGGTGCTTCGCCACCCAAGCCCCCACTACCGTCTGTGCCTTACCCATGACCCCCTTCAGCGCAGAGGGCAAACCATCAAACTCCGCATCGGTCATCAAGCGCAGGCCCAAATACTCAGCCGACTGCCGATAGAACACCAACTTGGCATGGCAATACAGGCACAGCGAGGCATCCCCCACCTCTGGCACCGCTTCACCACCCACCCAGGTTGCCGCATCGAGCTTGGCCTTGCATACCGGGCAAATGCAATGTTCAAGCCGCTCTTGTTTCATGATTTTTCCATCGGTTCTTACCTCGATTCAACCACTTATCCTTAGTACTCTCATCTTTGTCCCCACTCGCCTGCGGCTCAGAGGATCGCTCCTTCGGGCGAAATACTCTCTCCGCCAGCGCATTCTCACTCGCCGTCCGCACCACCACATTGCCCTTGATGAATCCCTTGGCCCGGTCAATGCGCCCCATCACGTAGCAGCCATTGCTGACCCCAATCTCATCGTAATGCCCTGAAATCCACCACAATTCCAGCCATTCCACCCGGTTCAACTCCAGCGCCACGCGGGCTACCTTGGCTGCCGTCCTGAACTGCATATACCGCCTCTGCGCCGTCCTCCCCTCCACCACCCCTCGCGCCTTCTCCAGTCGGTACAACTTCCGCCATAACCTCCAGTCCTCCACACTCAACCCAGCCTTGCGCGCCAATACTTCCACCCGCTTCGCCCGGTACTCAACCAACCACCCCTCCCGCCGCCTCTTGCCAGCCAAGTACAGCGGAGAATCTTTCCCGGTAATCCCCTCCCCTTTCAATATCTGCCTCACACGCTCCCTCGTCACCCCAAGCTTTTCACCTATCTGCCTTAAATTCATGCATTTACCAGCATAGTCTCCTCTTCCAGTGTACATCGCAACCATGCTGTCAGCTAGGTTCTTTCGCGCTAACTGTTTGATTAGACTTATCATTTACTTTCCATCTGCTTGGATTGAAATGACACCCCCACACCACACTGCACAGTTCATACCCCCTCATGTATTCACAATGCACCCAGTCTCCAGCCATCATGATCTTGGCCTCATCACCAAATACCGGCTCGCTGTGCTTACAATTACCGCAAACCTCCATTCGGGCGAGGTCAGCGCTTTGCCTGACTTCAAGTTCTTGTTTTTCCACGATTATAGACGATTATATACTGAACATCAGTTCGTTGTCAACTAGAGCGCAATGTTAAGCAAAAATCATACCCGACGAGGATTTTTCTGAAGTTGTTTTCAACAACTTTGCGCCCGAACCAAAACTGACTGTTGCCATCTGTAGCGTAGCGAGGACCGTAGCGCAGCGAAGGTCGGCGAGCGGAGCGGCAAATCAATACTGCATCCAATTAACTTATGGTTATATAGTATATATAAGTTGTTGTTAACATAGATATATCTTAACACTGTCCTATGCTAAGAATAGTGAGCACTTACATAAGTTGTTGTTTCGTATATAAATTTATGAAAAATGAATATCGTTCGTGTGAGTTAGCATTCGTCGCGCGGCAGGAGCCATCGCGCGGTGCAAGCGGGGGTGCCGGGTACGTGGGGTCTGTAGGGCCAGGGATGGCCCGTAGCACGCGCTACAGCGTGCATCAAGGCACGGTTGGCACCGTGCTATCACCCGCTGCATCGGCCTCGC